ATATCTATATTACTCCTAATGGAAAGTTTGCTGTATTAGAGTTTGATCAAAACGATAGAGAATATTTTATGGAATTACCGAGTTACAACGCATTTGAACAATGGGCGTGGAGAGAGAAAAGAACACTATCTACAATATGTCAAAACTGTAGTTGGGTAGGACATTGCTTAACAGAACACTATAGACAAGTAAAAGATTTAAAACATAGTTGTAATGGTTATATAAATCTTTTAACAAAGTACCAACATGATTTTATATAAAGACGTTTTAGAAAATGGTTTTGCTTTCAGTGAAATTAATCTAAATCCTATTGCTAAAGATTTAGAATCTTTAGAGTTTTATGAAAACGAAGATAGAAAACCAGGAGTTGAAGTAAGCTGGTCTACTTTTGGTATGCCTAAAAAAGTTAATAACTACTTAATACATAGTTTAAAAAACGTATGTGATGATTACATAGGTTCCTTAATAGATAAAATAGACACATTTGAAGCGTATAAAACAGAAGTAAAAGAATATACACAGCTTCACAGCGATTCTTCTTTTGGAGGGCTGATACAAATTATGGTCTACTATATTAAGGGAGATTTAAAGGGTAGAAACTTTTTATATGGAAAAGTAAGCAGAATAGATAGTATAGTTCCTTATACAGGACTAGTTATAGTATCTGATCAACTAAATAAAGAGTGGTTACATGGCACTAACCCACTAATAAATCCGTGTTTTAATTTATGTATAACAGCGATAACTCCAAGATGAATAAAAAAGAATTTTATAAGAAAGAACATTTTTCTAAAAAGAACTGGTTACATGACAATGGTAGAGTAAACGCTACAGTATCAGGAAATAACTGGGTAGGAGTATCTATATCTCCTTATATGAAAGATTTTAAGTCTCAAGTAGATCCAGGAATTTGGCCGTTGGTTGAGATACTAACTAAAAAAGGATATTTAACTTGTTCATCTTGTGAAGGGCATGATTGGATGGAAGAATCTTTTGTAGTAGTGTGTTTTGGGTCTAGAGATTCAAGAGATCAATTTGCTAAACAAGTAGTAAAAGCACACATACCTCAATACCGAGTATTCTATCAAGAATCACAGACTAATATAAATCTTTATGATCCATTCAATAATTATCATGAATTAATGGATGATCCTACAATGGATGAAACTCAGAATTGGTTTAAAGTAAAAGATAAACTATATTTTACAAAAGTTGAAGACGATATACCAGAAGAAATTATAGAAAAAGAAGCAGAAAACTGGAATCACTGTTTTGGTAGAAAATATAAACGATGGTACTATTGTCGACTTCTAATTGGGGGTGCAGTACTAAACGGTAAGACTCCCACAACACTATGTGTACACTGGACTCGTTATTTTTGGATAAAAAAATTAGCTAGTTTTATTGAAAGAAAGGTATCTAATGGCTTTGACTGAGAAATTTAGAGAAATACAATATGATTCTGATAATCTTATAGAGTATTCTTACCATGCAAACGATACATCTAAAGAAGTATTAGAACTAAAAAATAAACTTTACACAATTTTTAAAGAAGAAAGTGCTGCTGACTTAGCTTTTAAACACGATATGATCAGCTATCATTCTAAAAATGGAACTACTTATGAAGAAGATGCTATTGTAGTTGTTTATTCTGAAAAATGTCCTTTTTATTTAAGAGAAGAGTTTAATCTAAAAGATTTTAACTCTTTAGACTTTTATGCAATAAAATATTTCTTAAATAGTAAAAAAAAAGTATTAAAAACGTATGATGCAGATATGTATAATTATGAAATACCCCAACTCCCTCCTAAATCAGCTATCGGTAATCAATTTGGTGTTGGAAGAACACACGGAATTGAAAAAGAGTATAGAGATGTTTACTTTTTTAACTCTAATGATATGATGGTAGGGTATTTTTGGGGAGATTGGATTCCTAAAATAGAAGAACCATATAAAAATCCCGCAACTAAATGTTACGGGATTACTTACGAAGAAGGAATCAAAGATGTTTTAAAGTTAAAACGTTACCTGTTTCCTTTTCATTATGAAATGTCTGATCTAACTTTATTATGATTTTCTCTCAATAGTAAAAGAAACAGGGGGTGGATTAGGAGCAATATTAAAACTAATAATAGCTTTTGGTATATCTTTATCTATATGTCTATTACTAGTATGTCCTATAAAAGATGGAAATATTATCACATCTCCTTCGTCCACTGTTGGAGTTACAGAATCTATATTACCATCATAAGGAGTTCCAAAAGGGCTATAAAAACTAGTACCCCCACTAGGAGGAACATCAATATACAGAATAGCACTATAGCCTAGAGCTCCATGATTATGATAAGGATGAGATCCTCCATAGGCATAGTGTTGAAACCACATCTCACTAATTATAAGTTTTTCTAACCCTACCTGTTCTTTCCATTCAAATAGTTCTTTTTCTATAGTTTGAAACACAAATTTTGTGTATTGCTTTTTACTAAGGTTTTCCCAAAAGTCTGTAGCTATACCTGTATTTTCATCTACACCTATTGCAGGTAGTAACGTAAGCAATTCTTCTTTTTTATTTTTCCAATCAGAAACTCTAAATCTCCAATAAGGAACTCTAAATAAGTCTCTTTGTTGTATCATATATCGCCTATCATTGGAAAAATTTCTGCAATTACTTTTGCACAAGCGTGTGCAATTTCCATGTGTTCTAATTGTGTTCCATTAGCTCCACGTAGATCGATATAGTGAATCCATGAACGTAAAGTACCGTTCATATATAAACGTGTTTTAGTCAATCCTTCTGGTAACACAACACGAGCCTGTTCTTTAGCAATACCGTTTTCTATAGCCCAATTGTATGCGTTACTAGCTGCTAGAATAACTTGATCTTGTTTAGACAACCATTGTTGTTGTAAAGCAGCTTGTTCTTTGCTTTCTAACTCACTGTCTTCTAAAGAGATACTATTTTGTCTATTCTTTTTATCTTGTAATCTCGCATCTCTACGAGTAAAAATTTCTCCTAAACTTTTAGGATTAGCGTAACGCTGACTAAACTCTTGAAATGAAAAAGAACGATGACGCACAATTTGATGTGCGATATCACGAGTAGTTTCAATTTCTAAACACACATTTACCATCTCAAAAGGAGACCAATGTTTATGTTGCATTAAATAGTATAGTAGCTTTTCAGAAGTTTCTTCATTGATTTGATTTCCTGGATTAGAAACTCTTGCACAATAGGCAACTAGTCCTTTTATATCTCTTACACTACTGTTAGTATCAAATAGTTCTTTAGATACTGTACTATAAGAAACTAATTTAACTTTCGTATCCATTATTTTCCTCTATTTTTTCTGCTCTAATTTTTTCATACTCTTTAAAATCAGATTCCAAAACATCATGATTATGCAAAGCCAAAAGCCCGTAGTGTATAATTTTTAATAAGTCTTGACGATTTTTACCTGATTTTTTACCGTATCTTTGGGAGTATTTCATTATATTACCTATAGCGAAACCCTCACCTTGTCCAGAGTCGATAATAAACTCTGTGGCTTGAAACTTATTCAAAGAGTAATGCTGAGTATAAGTTTTATCTATATACTCAGCAATCTCCTGTAGTAGAGCAGGCTCGTTGTATTTATAGTCTATGCTCATGCAGTTCTCATTTTAATTTGAGCAGGACGTGGAAATCCCCACACATCATTAGTTTTTACTCTAATAAAGCGTTTATTTGTTTCTTCTTTATTAGGATTTTCTACGGTAATCCAAGGGTTTTCACCTTTAGCCCAATGTTTAGTAATATTTGCTGTTTTCCAATCAGCAGAACGTTCACGCCTACACATCTTAAGAATTTTCTTAGATACGCTAGAGCGCTCACCTTTAGATACATAATGTTTTCCAGATGACTTTTTTGCCATAACAATCTCCTCTTGATTTTCTATATTCTAACAAATATAGAACTAACAAGCAAGATGATTGTTACTTTTATTGAATACTGATTGGTAGGGAATTTCATAAAGCTCATTACTTTGATCAAATGCGTTTATACATTTTTCACAATGTAAAAGAGAAGTGGGAAAAAATGTCCCACTTCCTATAATAGTGTTTTGCTTTGTTTCACAATACGGACACTTAACTGTTGCTACGTAATACATGCTCTATTTTGTTTTTATACTTTGTCATGCTATGGTCATATATGCCATCAAAAAGTTGAAACTTTTTTAACGCCGTGCTACGGCCTCTCCACCCGTCTTTAAACTTTTGCCAGGCGGTTGGTTTTCTTATATTTCCATAGTGGTTAATATAACATAGATTACCATAATGTTTGTATCCTAGCAAGCAAAAAGGTACTTTGGGAACAAGATCGTTATTATTGACAAACCTATAGTGTGTAAAGGTTTGCTGCTTGCACCAAACTCTATTTCCAACTCTAGGAGAGCCGAAACTATACACAGTACAGTCTTTAATTCTAGAACCAGCTAGAGTAGCTAAAGCTCCTCCTAAAGAATGTCCACATACTATAATAGGGTTATTCTTGCTGGACTCTATCCATTTTACAATGTTTGCCCATACATCGTCTAAAGACTCTTTAAAACCAAAATGAACTCTTCCAGTAGTATCTGATTTAGTTTTCCACCCTCTTAAATCAGCCTGTATGTCTTTAAATTTATTTGGTTCTGTTCCTCTAAAAACAATATAGTTATAACCGTTTAAAACGAAGCAAGCTGCTTCAGTTCCATCATGTTTAAAAAATTCAAAATCACCTATGCCTCCTAATTGAGAAATTTTAGATAACATCTCTTCTTTTGGAGAATATACATAAGCAGCAGCCGCTGCACAAATAGCAGCTTGGTTCAAAGTTGTCGCATCCATGTCAGCACCTATTTCTTTTTAAGCGCATCAGCACCAAAAAAAGCAGATACTAATACTGCAATAGATGCAAAATATGTTGGAGCGATATCAGCAATTAAATTTGCTGCAGTATCAAGGCCTAGTAAAGATGTTAAAGCAATACCGATTGGATATACTAATAGACCAAAAAGAGAAAACCAGGCCATTTTACGAATAGCATCTCTTTGAGCGTCATTATCTTCTAGTTCTTTACGTTTAAACTCTAGATACATCTTATGTTCTTCTGGAGTTACTACGCCGTCGCCATCACTATCAGCCGGGTGATACCCAGCTTTCTGAATTTCTTCCGTCATTTTTCATCCTTTCATTCTTTTAAGAATCTTGGTAATTATTATTCTTATCTTGAGGGTTTTGTTGTTGTTGTATTCTAATAGTATCTTCAAGTAGTACTATTCTATTTTCAAGTTCATCAATTTTCTTTGTGACATATGGATACTTCTTTCTCCATGCATCGGTCGGTTGTTCAAACCATGTCCAACCGTATTTAGCAACAAGATAATCGAGGAACTGATCTAATTTAGCATAGCACCATAGACCAGCTCTCGTATCTTTAAAATATGCTAGGAAGGCTGCGCCAAGAAGTGAGCCTCCTATAGCTGTATATATCCATAGCGTATCTTCAAACATTCTCGCGATCATATGTTTTTCCTAATCCATCTAAATGCTGCATAGGCAACAAGTAAAACTACGATTGTTCCAATGCCATCGAACCAAGATGTTTCATTCATGGCATGAATAAGATCTGATGTAAACCAATCCATTATTCACACCATCCTTCTTTTGTACCCCCGTCATAAGGGCGAGCTAATCCAGCATTAATTATCTCATCTTTATAAAGTTTACCATCGAGATAAACATCAACTAATACACGTCCTCCATATTTATCCCATTTTAGATTAGCAAATTCAATTTTCTCTGCTTCTCTAAATAGTTTATTAGCTAGTTCTCTGGCTTTTAAAGCTAGCTTCTTTTCTTCATCACACTCAGCACGAATTTCAGGAGTATCAATTCCTAAAATTCTGACGCTCATTTTTTGAAGAGGTTCTGGAAGTGAGGGGGCAGTTACATAACAAGTATCTCCATCATAACAAAGATTGTTTCTGTATTCTCTCATTTGTAAAAAATCATCTGCTACAGCCTGTGATACTACAAACAACATTGCAAACATAATTAAATAATATTTCATTTCTTTTCCTCTTCCTTTTCTGCTGTTACAGCCTCTTCATAGTAAACTATAATTTCAATTTGTTGATTAATATATCTTTTTAACTCTGCAACGTTTAATGCTAGATTTTCATAATCACGCATACTCAAAGCAACAAAAGCAATAGTTCCATATTGCTCTTCATACTCTTTTAAGAATACATCTAGTGTGTCTTTAGTAACTACTCGAACTCGGGTATCAGTTAGTTGTAGTGGTTTCGGTCTCGACACTTTCGGTATCTGAACTTGCTCCACTTTCGTTACTACTTTGATTTCCGGTTCCGGTGTCCTCCCTACGCAACCACTCAGGAAGATCATACTCGTTAATATTACCAGTGTCGTCCATAAAGCTACGCCAAAGTTTTGCTGTTGCACCATTCATCTTTCCTTCTAATTCTGCAGCGTCTTTTAAAGCGTCTTGAACTAGGTTCATTCTGCTTAGTTTACCACGAAGTTCATCGCCATAAGCTTCAGCTTTTTGTAAATCTGCTGCTAATTGAGTATTTAACTCTTGCATCTTTGCTGCATTTTGTTGTAAAGAGGCAATACTTGCTTCAGCAGTTTCAACTGCTCCTTCAAGTTTTGCATTATTTTCTCTTAAAGTTGCTATAGTAGCTTGGGTAGTATCATAATAATACTTAGCTGCATATCCAACACCACCCAAAGCCATAATTATAACAACTAGAATATATATTCTAATCATTGCCTACCTTTACCGGTTAAATATTGAGGGTTATTATCTATATTAAACCATTTTTTTAAAAATCTGTCAAATAGTTCTTCTAACCAACTCATCAGATTGCTCTCATACGCGCTACTAGTCTTTCTGCACGATTAGTTACTTGTTTGTACCAACGAGAATCAACCATTTCATCTGCTGCACGATTCCAATCACGTGCATCAACACCTGCTTTCATGCCTTTAAATTTTGAGAGACGTGGATAACCGAGGTTAAACATCATATTTGCTATGATTCTTTGAGCTTCTTCTGGCAAATCGGCAAACTCTGGGTAAAGCTTGTCGCAGTCAGACAAGACTGTTTGGATATCCTGTTCGAAGGCTTCATTGCATCTAGACTCATCAACGGGCGTTCCGACTTCCCAACCGTGTTCGGGGTCATCATCGCGAACAAGATGACCAATGCCAAAAGTAGGCAAACCAAGGTGGTCCAAATAAATTTCATGTACCACACCTTCATCATGTGCTATTTCCTCTCTCAATTTTTCTAGGTTCATTTTTAATCCTTTCTTCAAGTTGTTTTTTCTGTTTTTGCCACCATTGAGCTCTAGCATCTATTTCTTTCATTTCACAGATGCCACATTGTTTATCAGGAAGGCAATCTGAGCAACTATAATGCATTAAAAGTTACTCATATTAAAAGACTCTGATCCAATAGTTTTTTCCATATAACAATTGTGATCTGGTTTATCTTTCATTTGAGCTACCCAGTTTAGCTCTTGAATACAGCGATTATACCACTGTTTATCGTGAGGGTCATGGGCTTTGTTCATATCTTCTTGTAGTTGTTGAATTCTAGTTTGAATATAGCGATCTTGTTTAGTCATCTACACCTCCACTATGATCTATCAGGCTCCACATCAGATGGTAGTCCATTATAAGGGTCTTCATGAGTTTTACCACAATCACAAACATCACAACCGCAATCACAAGAATCCCAGTTACAATGACAATCGTGTCCACATTTTTTACATTTCATTTTATGTTCCTATTTTAGATATATCTAGTTGATCTATTTGTTGTTGAGTAAGACACAACAGTGTATGTCCTTTTTGGTTTGGTTCTAATAATAAAATGTCTTGTTTTACACTTGGTTCATTAATATAATAATTCATACAGTTTTCTTTAGTAGAAAAAGAAGGAGATGTCATTTTATGAATATTTATCTCTTCTGTATTATTAAAATAAACTAATGCAATGATAAACCACTTCATACTATGTTTGAGCTCCTACTGATCCCATTATCCCTACAGAAACAGTAAGTTCTCCGACATCTTGATAATTACCATCCGTACTAAAAGAATATTTTTCCATTACATCCGCAAAACCACCTCCGATAGCATATCCAAAAGTAGTAGAAGAAAGTCCTTGTGCCCCGTCTCTATTTGATGATAGGTCTCCTACATCAGTACCTGTTATCGAACTACCAAACGCAAATTTCTGAATTACGTTCCATGCTAGACCACCACTACTTACACCGCCGGCTCCATATCCGTGAGTAGTGCTAGAAGCTCCAGCAAATCCTCTGCCTGTGAAGGCAATCTCTCCTACATCGGTACTAGAGGTGTCGGTACTAAAAGGAAACTTATCAATAACATCTGTATAAGCAGGCCAGCCTCCAGAAGCATAACCATCTGTGGAAGAAGATTGACCTGACCTATACTGATTATTAGTTATTGAAAGTTCTCCTATGTCTGAAGCAGGAGAATCAGTACTAAAAGGAAATTTTTGCATTACATCAGCAATACTGTTTGATAAGTAGCCTCCTGTAGTATATCCATTTGTTGATGATGATTGAGAAGCAGTATATGCTAAAGTGCCTGTCAGTTCTCCAACGTCTGTTGCATTTGTTTCCGAAGAAAAAGGAGTTTTCTGAATAATATCGTATCTAGTAGGAGAATTTAATTCTCCTCCCATAGCATAAGCATCTGTAGAAGATTGAGCACCCGCAATAGAATAAGATGGATTAATCAAAGTTGAACTAGTAGAAGAAGGAGAATCTGCTGTAAAATCAATTTTGTGAATAGAGTTATAAGTATAAGCCCCACCAAAGGCATAACCAAATGAAGAACCTTGAAATGAATAAGTAGGGGGCGATGTGTAAACACCAGTAATCCACTCAAATGACGCATTGTTTGCTACCCATATCAGGTTGGATCCAGGCTTGGCGCCCGTAGTATCTAATGCATTTATACTAACTAGTTTAATAGACATCTATACTCCTTAAGGGTAAGTATTTCCCCATTTAATTCCGACTCCTCCAACTTGTCCATTGCCACCGCTTGTAGCAAGGTTTTTAGCATATCCGCCAGGATAAGTACCGAATGAAGGACGGCCAATATACAACATTCCTGATCCGGCTCCTCCGCCTCCGCCACCATGAAATGGTCCTGGAGGTGATCCATCTCCGCCAACTGATGATCCGTGTGATAGCGTATAAGGAGGAGCTCCTCCTGCTCCGCTAGGGCCTTTACCTGTTAATCCTACTCCGCCACCTGCTCCTCCTGTAAGGACATAGGCTGGAAAAAATGGAGAAGTTGTGTTAAAGAAATAAGAGCGAGATGCTTGACCTCCACCACCACCACCAGCAGGTGCGGGGCTTCCACTACCATTACCCGTATCAACAAAAGGATAATAACTGCCTAAGCTTCCTCCTCCGCCACCAACACCTTCATATCCAGCAGCTCCCCCACCGCCTCCGCTAGAGATTGAGGGATTTATGTTAAAGCTACCTGATTCAGCATTACCATCATCTGACCAACTTCTTCCTCCAACTCCACCTCTGTATTCTCCTGTTGTTCCTGTAATTGTTGGATCAAAAACAAAAGGGGTACTATTAGCTGGGTTTGAGCCTGCCGATCCAGTGCTGTATCGAGGTACAAGAGTTGATAACCCTCCAACTCCTCCGCCTGCAGAAACTAATGTAGTTCCTCCTCTAGCTATATAGGATGCTCCACCATTACCTCCTGCATTTCCTGCTGAGCCATAAACAACACTCCCGCCATTGCCTGCAGCGCCTACAACAACAGTTAAACTTTCTCCTGGAGTAACAGGAATCGAATTAGCCCAAGCTAAGTCTCCGCCATTTCCGCCCTTGCCTTGATAATGACTAGGAGAATACATAAGATTAATTTCTGGAGTAAATGGAGAGTTAGCCGGTGCTCGTGGAAAACCACTGTATGGAGAGCGAGCAGCTCCTCCACCACCTCCGCCTCCGCCTACTACTACAGCACTAATACTTTCAACACCTTCGGGGACAACAAAAGTATGGCTTCCAGCAGTAGTAAAATAATTAGATCCTACAGGATCTTGGCTGCTATCTAATATAGTAATAGAAGTATTCACACGTGGATAACTATCTAAAGTAATGGTTAAGGTTTCTGTTCCTTCTGTAGTTAAATCTTCTGACGTATTTAAAACAATAGATTCAGCGTTTCCTGTATAAAAAGCTCCTATTAAAGGAGCTGAATTAATATCAGCAGAAGAAACTCCTGTAATTGTATAAGCAAAAGATTCTCCATCAGGAGCTCTATTACCATGCTCAAGAGTTATATTAATTGATTGGCCTTCATTTACAGAAGTTACATTACTAGAAAGAGAGACAGCATAGGCCCCTGTAGATACCCATTCAAGAGCATTATTAGAGCCTACATAGACTAATTCCGCCTCTACTATAGAAGTAGGAGGGCCAGATAACTGAGAAATATCAAATCTTCTCAAACTCATTATTTTCTCCTATTAATGCCTCTAGTATATTTTTGAGACTTTGGAGGTGATTTTTTTGAACCACTTGGTCCTGCCCAATATACCTTATCTGCCCAATAAGCTGCACTCATTTTGCCTTTTGCAATATTACGTGCATGACGAGCTTTAAAAGAGCGTCTTGCTTCTGGTGAATAGTTATGACCCATTGAAGAGTCACCGAAATGGATTAGTTTAATTTTCTCGCCTTCTTTAGCAAGCACCATTCCTTTTTTGCCTGTTCGATCACTTCTACGTGGTTTGTTAAAACCAGCAAAAGTACGACCTGCATACTTAATCTTGCCTGAAGGGGTTCTTTCATATTTTGCCATTTTTCTATCCTTTGTTGTTAAACTTGAGCACCTGTTGCTACATTAAAAATTCGAGCTCCAATTTCTCCTACATCTGTTGCTGGAGCATCAGCACTAAAAGGAAAACTTTGAATTGAGTTTACTGAATTAGTATTAACAGCAGGTGAATATGATCCTCCTAATGAGTAACCGCTACTAGTAGAACTAGAAGGAGCATTGTAGTATACTCCTTGAACTAGCTCTCCTACATCAGAGCCGTTTGAATCGTTAGAAAATAAAAATTTATGTATAGTATTAGTAGCTGCAGGAAAAGGAGATCCTCCCGCATAGTATCCTGCTAATGCTGAGGATACAGAAGTTCCACGATCTGTCTGAGGGTACGAAACAAAAGAAGATGTTTGGGTTGTTTCTGTAGCGTAAGAAAATTTTATCACAGCTGTAGCTGGAGGTCCTATAGGAGTAAGAGCATTAAATAAAAATGCTTCCGTAGGCGTTCCTGTAGCAGCATAGTAACCTGCATTAGCTAATTCTCCTACATCAGTTGCCGGAGTAGTAGAAGAAGCAAAAGGAAATTTTGAAATAGTATCTAAATTTCCTACTGGATACGGAGTGGTATAAACTGGAACGTCGTTTTGTCCTCCGTATCCTCCATAAACATAACCAGTATCGGAAGACGAGGACCCTGCTTTATTATATCCTGTATACTGTGTCCAAATAGTAGCTAGAGCATAGGTATCAGAAGCATAACTAATAGACCAAGAAGCTCCTCGAATATTAAAAGGTTGAGGTTGTGGATATATTGGATGACCTATTTCATAAGCATAGTCCGTTCCTGATACTCCTATTGAAGCACCTGCGGTTCTTGATTCAGGACCTAGTAATGGAGTATCTCCAATATTAGTCTGCGTAGCTTCATTTGCAAAAGAAAATTTAATAGCATCTGACGGTAAATAGGGAGAAGTTGGTCGATATGTTCCTCCTATTTTATAACCATAAGTTTCTCCTTGCATAGTAGGAACAGGAGCTTTAAATATAGAATCAGTTGAAGAAATTGCTTCAAAACCGTTAGCAGTGTGTGCTACTCTATAACCATCTTGAACGTTGGCAGGAACTTGAATATATGCAAGAGGTATTTTTTTGGTCATCTAGCTCCTTTAAGCTGGGACAGATATTGTTCCTGCCATGCTGCTGTGGTATTGACAGTTATAGTAATAAGTTCCTGTTGAGGGTACAGTCCAATCTACGTTGCCAACTTCTTGTCCGTTAGTTCCATTAGTGCCTGTTGCTTGATTTCCAGTTCCTGTACTATTAACCGTTTTTACATAGAAAGGGTGTCCTGATGCGTTAACTGCAAATCTAACTTTGTCTCCAGCATAAAATGTTAATGTTGGATTACTAGTTGATGAATTAACTGTGCCATTTCTATCACTGCCTGAAAAATTATATGCGCTAGCAAAGTCGTTTGTAACAGATAGAGTATAATCAGGGCTGAATGTAGTAGAAGTAGAAGTATCTGCAATAGATACACTATTACTCAATCCGCCTGTTAATGCTCCTACACTATCATAAGTATCTAAAGTAAGAGTTAGAGTTTCTGGTCCCTCAGTGGCGGCATCTGATGCAAGAGTAAATGTAACCTGTCCTTGATCAGAAGTTAATGTAATCGATCCTGAAATGCTTCCCGCGCTTAAATCTGCAGAGTCAATCCCAGTTACACTATAACCTACTGTGGTGCCATTTACTGAATTAGCTGTATTAACAGTAAAAGTAACTGACTGACCTTCGTCTATCGAAGCTGCACTAGTTGTAAGTGTGTTATACCTAATTCCTGTATCTACATAGTCAAATATAGAATCAGTTGGAGAAATAAATTCAATTTTATTATTAGCCTGTACATAAACAGCTTTATAACCGTCTTGTGCAGCTACAAAACTACTAACATCTATTTGTGAAATATCTAATTTTGTAGTGCTCATACTGCAAAGCTTTCTCCACATCCACACTGTGCTGTTGCATTTGGATTTACTACTTTTAAGTAAGAGCCTCCTAGCTCTTTTACATAATCAATAGTACATCCTGCTACAAACATTTCAGCCATAGAATCTAAGACTAAAACATCTTCAATAACTGATCCTAGCGTAGTATCTTCTGTAAAATCCCATTTATATTGAAACCCAGAGCAACCACCTCCTGTTACAGAAAGGTAAACATATTTTTTATTGTGCATACTAATCATCTCTGATAAGTAATTTTTAGCACTTTCAGAGACGTTAATGATAGATAAAATTTTATGTTTTTGCAAGTGTTCTACTACACTCATCCATATCTTCCTTTTTCTTGATATTGATCGTATAGTTTTTTAACTAAGTTCCATTTATTTGTAGTAAGTTTGCCGTATCTCATTTGATCAGAAATCAAACTGCGAATTAATCGAGCATCTGCATCTGTCAAATTCGGACGACTCATAAAATAAGTTTCAAGTTTTCTATCTATATAATTTTTACCTTTTTTCCACATTTTTGTCAACCTTTATTTTTTTGCATTTTATGAAATTGTAGTATTCGACTTCTTAAATCAGAAAAGTGATGAACAGCACTAGCTTCAAATATTTGGGGTTCTCCATTTTCTACTGTAATCACAATAGCTAAATGACGAATATCTGTTCCATACATTTCATTATGAGCAAAAGCATATGCTGTGCCTTGTAAAAAATAGTCTTTAATTTGTTTCACATATTTCTTGCGGCGCGAAGTTTTAAAATCAATAATAGCAGGTTTACCTTTCCAAATACCTATCATATCAGAACGTCCTGCATATTTTAATTTCTTACTCCAAAGAACTGCTTCTTGTCCCCAAATTTCTTCTATACCAGTTGAAACAGCTTTTATGAGATTGCGGGTCATCTGAGCTGTTACAAGTTCTTGTTTAGCAAGCTCCTCTGTAACATCTTCCCCATTAAAATAGTGTTCAGCTATCTCGTGAACAATAGTACCACGATCAGTTGCTTCCTTTGATACTCTACGAGCCTCTTCTTCTCCTACTTTATCTATCCAAGCCTGTAACCAGGTTTTATCAGCTGTTTTGCCTAATAGTGTAGTTATGCTAGCATAGTCTCCGTCTGGGGTAAAATAAGTTCTACCTGTTTCAAGAGTTTCTGCTTTAATAGTAGTTTTATAGTCGTATTTATTTAAATTTTCTAACATAGTTTAATTATATATTAATTTAGTTTTTTTGGCAAGCAATTTATGAAAGAAAGGGCGCCTTTATAGACGCCCCGATAATTGTTCATTTTCTTCTTCAGTGTATGGCCACATTATTTTTCTTCTCCACACATTAAGTATTTTGCTTCTTCATAGTATCCCATTTGTGCTAATGCACTTGCTGCTCTTGCACGACCGATACTCTCTGTAATACTCATTAGTTTATTTCCAAACGAAACTACTGCTTCGCAAAATACACAATATGTTGCTGTAATTGTTGTCATAGCCAAATTCCTTTTCTCTGAAGTTCTTTCATTCTATTTTCTAGATCTACATGATCTGTTGCTTTTGCTAGATATTTTGTTGCAGGATCAATCCAAAGATTGTTCCACCATTTTTTAATATTTTTCATTAAAAATTAACTCCTCTTATAGGCGGTTTTCCTTGTTTTAACATAAACTGATACGCCCACTCCCAGTCTTTGCCATATTCTACTTGAGCCCAACGCTCAATACTGTTTTCATAATTAGGTCTAATAAACATTCTTTCAAATAATTTTTTCATTTTTGCCTCACAAATAAAATGCACACACGCAAAAAGGCTCTGCGACAAATTGTCACAGTGCCTAACTTAGTTTATAGATTTGCTTGAGGAAAGCAATACCCTGTGTCTATCCACAGCGCCACCGCTTTTGAGGCATGGGTTATGCCGAGAATGAATTAGTCAAATAAATGAACTAATTCTAATACCGCTTGATTTTTTTCTTCAAGTTCTTCTTTATTTCTTTTATGAATTGCTGAAGCTGCTGCTCTTACAACAGACGGAGCCAATCCATAATCAGCTTTGAGTTTTTTAACAATCTCATTGACTGTTTCTCTTGCTGCTTCGATTTCGTACATTACATCAACAATAGAGTTGATAGCTGCTTTTACTTCTTCTTTATCAATTTGTACTATTGATTCTGACATCGGTTCCCCCTACTACTTTAAATCCTTGTCTTACTATTTCTGGTTTTCTTCTAATGATTCTTTCTTCTTCTAAATCTTGCATTATCAATTCAAATAAGTCTTCTACAGATTCTTTTGTGTGATAAACAGTATTATTAGAAGAAACGCGCTTAAGCTCTGCTAAAGGTTCTAATGATCCTTGTAGTGCTTTTTTCAATACTGTATTTGCTACAATTAAGTTTGCTGAACCGATATACTTAAGATCATAATCATCTTCTTCTATTTCTAACTCTTCTTGGTCTTCTTCTTCATAAATAGATAAGTCTCTATTATTAACTAGTTCCCAAGTATCTGCTTGAAATAATACCCCACTATCATCATCATACAAATCTGCTGGTAAATCTTCTAATATTTCAACAATCTTCTTTTTTAAATCATCATAGTTCATTTCTGTACTTCAGGGGAGTAATAAGTAGTTCTACCGTCATCAAGTTTTATTTTAGCAACAGGGTTACCGTATATATCTGTCTTACGACCGTAGATCATAACCCTATTATCCCATCTTGCTTCTAACATTTCTTTGGGGTTAGAAGGAAATCTGGTATACTTACCGTGATTATTATACAGATCACTATAATTTCGTATAGTAGATCCTCCTGATTCATAACTACTTTTTAGTACTTTTTTCACTGCTTCATACAGTTTCATTAGTTCATCGTCTGAACAAGATTCAATAGTTCTTCTTGGATCTATTCCTGCTAAAAACAGTGCTTCGCTTTTATAGATATTTCCAACACCAGAAATATTTTTCTGATTCATTAAGAATTTTACCATAGAATTTTTATTCCGTCTACGAGAAATTTCTAACCATTCTGAAGATTGGCATGGATCATTTAGCATATCTGGGCCTATTTCAGAAAGTTTTTTCTGCAAAGCTAACTCTGCATTATCACGAGTGAAAAACTTTAATGTTCCAAAATTTCTCATATCTGAATAGAAAATTTCTGATCCATCACTGAAGCAAAATTTTACACGAGCATACTTATTATCTTCTGTCTTAAAAGTGCCTGACATTCCAAGAGTAATAAAGATTGTATCACTATGATCTGTCATCAAATAAATGAACTTGCCTTTATTATTTACTCCAGCTACCGTTTGTGGTAGTATATCTAAAAAAGCATTATAACCATCTGGCGCTTTTTTAGTATATCTTCCTGTAAGCAGTTCAATATTAGTAAGTTCTTTATTGGCACAAAAAGAGTGTAGTTGTTTTGCTACAATAGTACATTCTGGTCCTTCAGGCATTATCAATTCTCTTTAAAAGTTCATAATAAGACTTAGTTAATTCAGCATTGTCTAGTTTTAGAGCCTCAATTTGAGACTCTAATTCTCCAATTTTTGCTCGTAGATAAGGATTCTCATAGTCTAATTTATGTTTCTTATCTAGTTTTTGAGCTTCAATTTCTGCTGATTCTTCTCTTAATCTTCTTTGCATATAATTATGATAAGACTCTCTTTGGTTTTCTGACATTTTCAACAATCCAATCTCTATAACCTGGGCTATTTTCAAGAAAATAAATTTCTTTTTTAACTTCTACAATCGAGTTAGCAAATATTACATTTAGGAAAAACTGATGCCACGGATTTTTAAAATTAAAAACATTAGATAGTTTTTCATCACTAAAGGTAGAATAAAATTTATTATTCTGTGCAGGATGGGTATAAAACCATTTTTTATCTTGAAGTTTAGTTAACAAGATACTAATAGAATTAACAACGGCTTCTAATTTTTCTTCTTCTGTTGCTTTATAGTTAACAATCTTATTAACTCTTCTCAAAGCAAACTCATATGGGTTTAACATTTTTTCTCCTTGTTATTAGATATGAACAATATAAACTGCACGGTCTGGAGCGTGTGCTCCCCACAGTACTTTCTTATCATAATACACTTTCTTTTCTACTGAGTCAAGAAATGTATTAATTTGGTCAACTACTTTGTTATATCTATTTGCTTGCATTTCATTTACTACTTCATACCGAGCTTCTTCTAACCAGTTTAGTGCTTCTTTTGGGTTCCATTTAGCTAAATAATATACATTAGTTAGAATAGCATCAAGTGAATAATAACCTTTAAATACTCCAAATCCTGATGATTTTGCCATTTATTTTCCTATGAGTTTTGAATTAGTGGTAATTGAATATTAATTAAATCTTCGTAACAATTAATAATAAATCTAGCGTATGCAATATCTCCTAATGTTTCTCTGATTGACTCTGCTTCTATAAACAAATCTGTTGCTTGAGTTACACCTCGATTTTCCATTGCTAAAAAGTAAGACTTAGCTTCTGAATACTTTGTCATTTTATAATCCTATTATATTATAATAACAACCTCTAAGCAAATAAAAATAAGCATTTTAAGGTTGTTATTAAGAAAGTTATTGACATATTTTTTTATGTGATATATAATGAATTTACTAGTTGGGTAAAAAACGCAGTTAGTAAACTCATTAAATATATAATAACAAAAACTTATCTTATAGGCAAGATTGAATATGATTTATAAACTAGTTGGATTCTATAAAAATTCACATAATCTAGACTACATAGAGCAGCTTTTTACTGAAATTAAAAAGCGTCATTCCTCTATTACACAGTCAGAGATATATAACTATCAGTCTTCTAAAGTTGCTGAGTTAAATATTACAAATTTTCCTTGCATACTCCTATATAAAAATGATACTCTACATAGAAAGTTGGAGTCTAAACTAACAATAAAAGAATCATTAGAAAAATTGAGATTATAATGTATGTAAAAGTAAGAAATAATGATGTTGGAAAAGCTTATAAAATATTAAGTAGAAAATTAAATAACGAAGGTATTTTTAAGAAACTAAAAGAAAAAAGATTTCATATCACTAAAGGTGAAAAGAAAAGACTAAAACATAAAGAAGCTGTTGCTAGGTTGCGTAAATTAGAGCGTAAACAAGAAGATTAGTCTTGTGTCAGATGATTTAAAAATATCTATACATAAAGACTATGTTTTAGTAGAAACAGAAATACTAGACTTAAAAGAAATTAGAGAACAGATGAAAGAACAACAAGAAGAACATATTAATCTAATTGATGAAAAAAATGTAATTCATGATAAGGCTAATAATGTCATAGAGTATATGATTAAATTTACTAATCTAGATACAGAAGAAGAAGGGTTTTTAGTAGAAGATGTAGGCATCGGCACAGTTATAACTCAGAAATGGTCGGATTTAGACGAAGTTACAGAAAGATGGAAATTTATTCAAAAAACTGTTCCTAAGAATGTAAAAGTTGAAATTATAGCAGAAGAAACTATTGAGCTAAGAATTAAAAATGTAGAATTAGATGAAGCTCCTCCTTTAATGGAAATAGAGTCTTCTGAAGACTAATTGCTTCGTTTGAGAAGAGGTAGAATAGACGGACTGGACGCGGGGGCAGTACCCGCCGCCTCCACCATAACTACACCGGCGTTGTGGCCGGCATAAGACTATTAAAGAAGACCGATAAGGGTGCTGGGTAGCATCATTAAAGACCGGTGTAGTTATGATGGGGGCGAAATAGGATCGACAGACGTAGTAAAAACTAAATCGAGAAGCAGGTGCGCAAGCGACCTTAACCGCAAGAAAACAAACAATTGCAAATGATAATTTCGCAATCGAGGATTACCGCCTAGCGGCATAATCTCACGGGGTATGGTTCCACCTAGCAACAGAACGGACCGCTCTCCCCAAAGTTAACTTATTCGTCCAACAAAAGTTGGGCGTATTTTTATGAAAGGTATAACAATGAAAAAATATTTAATTTCAGGCTTTGCACTTAGCCTAGTTTCAAGTGCTGCATTAGCTGAAGGAATGGGCTTGCCTGAAGTAGTGTTTCCAGAAGTTGAAGTAACTGTTGGTGCAGAAAGAGAACTAGAAGCAGAAGTTAATTCAGTTTATTCTTCTGTTGCTATCGGATCTCTTAGAGTAGGCACTACTTTTGCAGATACTGCAGCCGATCAAGGCGCTTTTAGTGTTAGTAAATATGAATTTGATGTAGAACAATCATTAGGTCCTAACGTGGTTCTTTATGTAGAAAATGATTTTAATAATGAGTTTAAACATACAGAAACCGTTGTAGGCGGCAAAATTAAATTTTAATTTGTTAATAATCAAAGCAGATAAAAGGGAGGTTTAACCTCCCTTTTTTTAATTTCTATAGTTTACCCACCAAACTAGCACTTGAAAATTTTTTAGAAACGTGTATAATACTATTATATATGGAGTAATAAATGATAGAACAAAAAGCAACAAAAGACTATGCAGAAACTAATATAGAATATATTAAACAATTAAACTCTGTATTTAATTCTGGATGGGAAAAAGAAACAGAAGAATTTAATCAAATCTGGGATGAATGGTTTTTAGAACAGTCTATTGAAGCACACGCAGATTATGGCGGGCAATGGGCAGGATCTGGTACACTAGATTATACAGAAGCTAGAGTAATATATACTTTGCTTAAAAAAATAAAACCTACAAAGGTTTTAGAAATAGGAGTAGCACAAGGAGTAAGCGGTAGTTTAATTAGAGAAGCTTTACCCAATACTACCCAATTTGACGGAATAGATATTAAAGTTCCTCACAGAATATGTTCTCGTTATAAAAATTATTTAGAAAACGATTCTATTTCTTTTTATAAAGGCGATGCAATAGAGTTTATAAAAGAGTCTGAAGAAAATTATGATTTAATTTTTGTAGATGCTGATCACCGAGAACCTTTTTGTACTGCTTTAGCAAAAGAAATTAAACAAAAATATCCAAAAACTACTATTATATATCATGAATGGTCTTTTTCTGTAAACGCAGATGACGAAGAATTAAAATATGTTTCTAGAAAAGAATGGATTAAACAGTTTTATGAAAGAAAAGCTTTCGAAGATGAGTATTCAGAAAAAGAATATAAACACATAGGGTTTTATGGTAGCTGTGGAGTAGGAGTAGTAATTCATGAAAATTTATTTTCGTTGTTGTGAAAAACAACAAAGTGTTAGTGGGGTTCAAAGATGGTCAGAGATTCCCAAAAACGTAATGATTAAAAAATGTTGGAAATCTATATATGACGGTATAGATGCAAATGATGAAGTTTTTATACTTCATGATGAAGTATCAGAAGATACACTGAGTTTTATTGAAAAGTACTCATATGACAACACAACTTTTTTAGAAGTACCAAAGCATGAAATACAAGATAGACTTCACACTTTTAAAATGTTAGAGTTTCTAAAAACCCAACTACAATCTAGTAATCCTGATGATATACACTACATTGTTGAAGATGATTACCTTCACACACCAGACGCAATTTCGTCTATGAAAGAAATATTTAAAAAATGGGAACATTTTGTAACTACATATGATTATCCAGATAGATATACAATGGATAGAAATCCTTGTTATCTTATGGTAGGGTCTGATAGACATTGGAGAACAAATCCTTCAGGCACTTATACTTTTGCAGCTAAAACAAAAACATGGCTTGACTCATGGGATATTATTATGGAACACGCTCCTCATAATCCTACTATAAAAATGTTTGAAAAACACTCATGTATTTCCCCTGTACCAGGAACTTCCTCTCACCTAACTCCACACCACATGAGTCCTATTGTAGATTGGGATTCTTTATGGAATAGTGTTGATGCATATTAATTATGAAGAAGTTAGAGCAAACGCTAAACAAGCTGATCATGTTCTGTATGGTCCTTGGGTAGGAGAGTTTGGATGGGAGTTATTTAGCTGTCAGGGTTATTTAAGAAAATTAAAAGAAGATAACCCTCATCTAAAATCATTTCACATAATTAGCAGAACGGGTAGAAGTTTTTTATACCAGGATTTCTGCGATTCATATATTGAATATGATTGTCCAGGTAAAAATACAACAGGAGCACTTTGTATAGATTACCGCTATGATAATTTTCATAAAAAAGTTATAAACAAATTAAATCTAAAAAACTGTTTATGGATTCCAACTCAGACTTTTTTAGTAGATTATCACGCAGATGGAGAAGGTAGGGAACCTCGCTTATCAGATTTTTTAAATCATCAAAAATTTATTAAGTATACTAGTAACTCTATTTTAAACTCTCCTTATGATATTCTAATACACGCTAGAGAAAGTTTTCATCACGACACAGGAAGTAAAAACTGGTCAAAAGATAAGTGGGACAAAGTTACAGAATATCTTTCAAATAAAGGTTATAGATTAGCCGCTACTGGAAGTAAAACAGGAGCTTATGCGCCTAAACATTGTGACGATATAAGAGGAATTGATTTATCTGAAGATATCTCATATTTAAATCAGTGTAAATTTTTAATTTCAACCTGTAGCGGTCCTGCTCATTTAGCCTCTCTTTGCAATACTCCCTTAGTTGTTATAACAAATGAAAATAACATAAACAGGTATAAAACAGACTGGAACCCTTTTAATACGCCTAGAGAGATAGTGTACGAAGAAGGATGGAATCCAAGTGTTGATTTAGTGATAAGTAAAATTGAGAAAATGCTATGAAGATACTTTATGTAGGAGTTTTTACTAATCACTCTACAAATATAGGACAAGCTGATTCTTTAGATAAAATTAGTGATTTAATTACTTTTGACATGAGAGACATTGGTTCTTATACTTTAGAACAACGTGATCAGGCTATTTTAAAAATAGTAAAAGAAGAAAGCCCGGATTTATTGCTAATTAGTAAAGGCAATACTATAAACGTAGAAGTTATTAAAAAGGCAAAAGAGCATTGTAAAGTAGCTTGTTGGTATATGGACCCTTTAGTAAATGCAGACAATGAATGGATGGAAAAAGTTCAGCACAGTGATTATATATTCTCTGCTTATGAAAAACTAGCAAACTTATTCAGAGACAAAAATAAAAATAGTTTTTATCTTCAAGAAGGTTTTGATCCCAATATTCACAGACCTATGAAATTTGAAAAATCATATGATGCAACATTTGTAGGTTATTTAAAAGATCATAGAAGAGACTACCATGCTTCATTAAACTTTAAAAACTTTAATGATTCTTATGGAGTAGAATATACAAAAATCGTAAATAAAAGCAGAGTAAACTTAGGCTTTACAACTAACAAAGAAGGAACCTCGGACAGAGTATATAAAGTGCTTGCATGCGGTCAGTTTTTCTTATCAGAGTCTTGGGAACTGATGGAAAACGACTGGGAAGTTGAAAAAGATTTTGTAACTTTTAACTCAATACAAGATTTAGATGATAAGATAAAATATTTCTTAAAGAACCCTAAAGAAAGACTTGAAATAGCAAATCACGGAAAACAGACAGTACAAAAATACTCTACTGATAATTGGGCGAAAAGAATAGTAGAAACAGTGAGTGCATAGATGTTTACATATTTTAAAGTAAGGAAAAACATGAAAATTATTAATGGTTTTTTATCTGAAAAAGTACTAAAAGATTTAATTAAGTTAGCAAATAAAGAAATAGAAGAAGCTTGCGATACAGAAATACCTCTATATCAATCAATGGTAGATATGCATATTAAATATAAAGATAATAAAGAGTTCAATTATTTAATATCAAAAGTAGAGTCTATTGCATCTAAAGCATATGATGACAATCTAAAAATTATTAAGTGTTGGTTTAATATTACAGATAAAGGTTCAACATTTTTAGGAGAAGAAGGTTGGCACATTCACGAAGATGCAAAAGTAAGCGCTATTTACTATTTAGATAAATGTGATGAAGACGGTACTTATTTTAAAATTGATGATAAAGCTCAGAAATTTACCACTAAAGATAATAGTATTATTTTATTTAATAGTAAGTTACAACACGCATCTCCAGAATATAAAAATAAAAGAAGGATAATAATTGCTTTTGATCTTCAAAATATTGGAGAAGATATAGATGACGGAGTAACTGTGCCAGAAGACAAAGAATATGATGAAAATTTGGGGAACTAGTTTTGGATTAATAGGAGACTTAATTATGTCTCTTCCTCAACTAACATATTTTGAAAAAAAATATCCTGGCAGCTATAAATATTTTGGCATCCATCAAAAAATTTCTCAATGCGCTCCATTATTTTTTAATCATCCTTTAATTGATAGAATAAAAATTACAGACAAATGGCATGAGTTTGGCGAAGAAGACTATAAGTTAGCTAGTGGTTGTGATGTATCAACTAGAAAAATAGATCATAAAGAAAGAACAGTTTATAATTGTAAGTCAATCGATGGCTGGTTTAATGAAATGGATTGTATTGAACACACTGCTAGATGTTCAAATATATTTGATATGAAAGAGGTTCTTTCAGAAGAAGAAAGATACCCTACACTATATAAATGGTTTGATAGTGATTTTACTAATATTGAGAACAATGAAGGATATTCTAAAGAAAGAAAAAAGTCAAATAAAATCGGAAATAATTCAATAGCTATTTGGCCTTTTGCTGCATACGGACGAGTAACAGGTAGATCCCCTTCTTTAGACTGGTGGAAAAGTACTATACAAAAATTAATTACAGAAGGTTTTGAAATACATCATTTTGGGTGGATAGAAGAACCAAGACTCAGTAATGATAATAAATATCATTATCACACTAAATTAGAGTTTTTTGAACAAATAAAAGGAAGTTTAGGATGTGATTTTAGTATAGGTACAGATAGTGGATCGATGTGGGTACTTGCAGCATACTCTCATCCAGGTATTGTACTTTCAGGGCCTTGGATGCCTGGTCACAATACAAATTGGGAAGCTTTTTTACCTCCTAATAAAAACGGTAAATACATATATAATCTTCCTCACATAACAACTATAACATATAATCAAGTTATAGAAAAAATAAAAGAGATAGTTTAATGAAGACTTTAATTGTTTTTGGACACGGATTAGGAGACGCAGTTGTATTATCTTCTGCTTTAAAAAACTGGTATAACCAAAAAGGATATAGAGCCTCAGTTGCAATGCAAAAAAGATTTGAACAAGCAAACCTATGGAAAAATTGCCCCTATATTGATGAGTCTGTTTATATTTTAAGCGATCCGTGGCATGATTTTGGTCACTTAAATACTAGAGTAGGGTTTCCTTCTATTTTACAAGAAGGCATTGAGTGGGCTAAAAGAAATGGTTATGATGAAGTTAGAATGATATGGGATAGTCCGAACAACTATTTAGTACAAAACTATAATGATATGCTAGAAGTTACAATGGAAGATGCAGATCCAGAAGTTTGGATTAGTGAAGATGATAGAGCTTTTGCAAAAGAAGAAGTACAAAGATTAACTGACGGAAATAAGTTTGCATTTATTCAAACTCATAGCGGTGATCCTAACAGAAGCCTTCCTGAAAACTATGGTAGAGAGTGGGCTAAAAAACAAGGTATTACTCACTTTATTGAAATAAGCAAAGAAATAGAAGTAAAAGAACATGATTATTTAGTGCAGTGTGCCATAGCTAATCTAGCAGATATGGTAATAGTACCTAATTCAGGGTATTGGCACGCTTTCTGTTCTAAATCTATGAATAAAAAGATTGATTTATTATACTTTTCTAGAGGAAAAGAAGATTTTATAAAACGAAATTATTATCCACACTATAAGTGGTTTGATAATATTATATATACTTTATGAGGGAAAAATGAGATATCCATTAGCGTGTGAAACCTGGGATCATGAAGAGCTTGGAATGATTCAAAAAGTAATAAATAGTAATAGATTTACTATGGGTCCAGAAGTAGAAAAATTTGAAAAACAATTTGCCAAAACTGTGGGTAAAAACCATGCTGTAATGGTAAATAGTGGAAGTTCAGCTAATTTATTAATGATTGGCAGTTTAGTACTAAATGAAGATATTGACTTAAATCCCGGAGATGAAGTTATTGTTCCTGCAGTTAGTTGGTCTACTACATTTTTTCCAGTTCATCAGTATGGACTAGTAATGAAATTTGTTGATGTAAATCCTCATACTTTCAACATCGATCCTAGTGATATTGAAAAAAATATCACTGAAAACACAAAAGCTGTTCTTGCTGTTAACCTGTTAGGTAACTCTTGTGAATACGCTAGACTAATAGAAATTTGTCACAGACACAATATTCTACTATTAGAAGATAACTGCGAAAGCTTAGGTGCGAAATATAGAGGAAGACATTTAGGAACTATTGGCACTATGGGTACTTATTCCTTCTTTTTTAGTCATCATATGCAGACTATGGAAGGAGGCATGATCGTAACAGACGATCTTAAACTTGCAGAATATTGTAAAAGTTTAAGAGCTCATGGTTGGATGAGAGAGTTGCCACAAGAAAATACTGTTTGTAATAAAGTAGGCAACCCGTTTAAAGACAGTTTTAGATTTGCACTACCTGGTTACAGTGTAAGACCATTAGAAATGAGTGGAGCAATTGGGCAGGCTCAGTTAAAAAAGCTAGATAGCATGACTAGTGCTAGAAGAGACAATGCTCTTTATTTTCAAGATAGACTTAGGGATAACCCAGATTTTTACTTACAAAAAGAAGAAAATGATGGACACAAAAATACCACATATAGTAGCTGGTTTGGGTTTGGTATTGTTTTAAGAGAAGGACTAGATAGAGATTTTATTGTAGGAAAATTAATTGAAAACGAAATTGAGTGCAGACCGATAGTTGCAGGTAATTTTATGAACAATCCTGTTATTAAAAGACTTAACTATAAAACTAATATTGATGGTTATAAAGGATCTGATATCTTAGATAATCAAGGATTCTTCATTGGTAATAATCCAAGTAAAATGCACGAAGAGATAGATTACTTTTTTAGAACGATGGAGACTTACATATGAGTAAAAAAAGAGCACTAGTAACAGGAGTTACAGGACAAGACGGAGCATACTTATCATCACTACTTTTATCAGAAGGTTATGAAGTATATGGAGGCATGAGAAGAAGTAGCACAGACAGTTCTTGGAGACTAAAAGAACTAGGAGTGTGGAATAGAATTAAACCTGTTTCTCTTGAAATGCTAGAGTACAGTAATATTTATGAAACTATTAAACAAATTCAGCCCGATGAAATATACAACTTAGCTGCACAAAGTTTTGTCAGAGCAAGTTTTGATCAACCAATATATACTTCTGAAGCAACTGCTTTAGGGCCTCTAAAAATATTAGAAACAATTAAGACAGTTAATCCTGAAATTAAATTTTATCAAGCCTCTTCTTCAGAAATGTATGGATTAGTACAAGAACCAATTCAGAATGAAGACACAAAGTTTTATCCAAGAAGTCCTTATGCTGTGGCTAAAACATATGCTCATTATATGACAGTTAACTATAGAGAGTCTTATAATATTTTTGGGTGTTGTGGTATTTTATTTAATCATGAATCTCCTTTAAGAGGTGAAGAGTTTGTTACTAGAAAAATTACTTCTCATTTAGCTAGAATAAAGTCAGGAGAAAATATGGTAATGGAACTTGGAAATTTTAAAGCTAAAAGAGATTGGGGATATGCTTATGACTTTGTAAGAGCAATGTATCTTATGATGCAACACAAAGTACCAGACGATTATGTTATTGCTACTGGAGAAGAACATACTGTAGAAGAGTTTTTAACTATGACAGCTGACATTCTAGAAATGCCTGTTGTTATAGAAGGAGAAGGTCTTGATACTGTAGCAATTAGAAAAAGCGATAATACTGTAATTGCAAAAGTAAACCCAACACATTTTAGACCAACAGAAGTAGAATTATTACTAGGAGACTCATCTAAAGCAGAGAAACAATTGGGCTGGAAACATGAAATGAGTTTTGAAGGACTAGTTGATTTAATGGTTAGAGAAGATTTTGACAAAGCAAGAAAAAATTGGTGGGGTCGATGAGAGTATTTATTACAGGAATTGGAGGGTTTTTAGGCCATCACATTGCTATGCGTATGCACGAACTAGGATATCAAGTTGCAGGTAATGATACATTTGTTGGAGGAGAAGAAGATAATGTTCCTTCTTTTGCAGATTTTACTCTTTGTGATTGTTGTGATTTTGATGCGATGAAAAAAGCAATGGAAGGCTGTGATTTAGTGTATCATTGCGCAGCTACAGCACACGAAGGACTAAGTGTTTTTTCTCCCTCTTTTATCACAAGAAATATTTTTGAAGCATCAGTAACTACTTTTTCAGCAGCAATTGCTGCAAAAGTTAAAAGAATTGTATTCTGTACATCAATGGCTCGTTACGGAGAACAACAACCACCTTTTAAAGAAACTATGACTCCTGCGCCTGTAGATCCTTATGGAATAGCAAAAGTTGCGGCGGAAGATGTTTTAAAAGTATTAGGAAAGGTACATAACATTGAGTGGAATATTGCAGTTCCTCATAATATTGTTGGAGAAAATCAAAAATATGATGACCCCTTTAGGAATGTTATGAGTATCATGTTAAATAGAAATTTACAAGGCAAGCCTTCTATTATATATGGAGACGGGACGCAGACTCGTTGTTTCTCTTATGTAGATGATTGTGTTCAGTGTTTAGAAAAAATGGGAACAAGCGAAAATATTGTAGGAGAAACAATTAATATAGGACCTGATGAGCAAGAAATTACTATTGGACAACTAGCGGAACTTTGTGCAAATGAAACAGGACTAAATGAAGAACCTATTTATTATACACAAGGTAGACCACAAGAAGTAAAACACGCTACTTGTTCTTCAGACAAAGCAAGAAAACTTTTAGGATATAAAACAACTACTACAGTAGAAGAAGCAGTGACAAAAACTGCTAATTGGATTAGAGAAAAAGGAACAAAACCTTTTAAATATCATCTTCCTTTAGAGATTATAAATGAAAAAACACCAAAAACTTGGACAGAAAAGAGGTTTTAATGATTGAAGTACCAGTATCAAACGGAGAACTACTAGATAAAATCGCTATCCTAGAAGTAAAATACGATAGCGGGATTGATTCAGTAGAAAAAGAACTTAATATACTACTAGACTTAGTTGAAGAACAAGACTGGTGGCATTTACCTTATATATACGTTTATTATCGTATGCTGCTTTCAATAAATCAAGAACTATGGGATATTGAAGATGCAAAAAGACAGTGTGAACAACAAAAAGACTTTAGCGATAAATTTGTTCAATTAGCTAGAGCCGTCTATATTATAAACGATGAGAGAGCTAGAGTTAAAAAATCAATTAACAAATACTCAAATAGTGCATTAACAGAATATAAAAATCACAGAGATTATTAATGTTTACAATTATCACTCCCTATGTTTTTGAAGAAGAAATTCAAGAGTTTAAAAGTAATCTTCCTTGGGGAGTACCAGCTTTGATAGAGTCTGATCAAGCAAAGATTGGTCCTGATTTAATGTATCAAAAACTTTGGAACTCGTGTGATACAGATATTTTTATTATGCACGCAGATATGACTCCTCACCCAGACGGAGAAAGTTGGGAAGAAGATATTTTAGAATATGTTGAAAAGTATCCAGAAGCAGGAATACTAGGTCTTAAATTACTCTATCCTAGTACTTATAATGGTAAAAGTATTATTGAGTGTGCAGGAGGAAAGTTTGATGACAACGGTAATCCAGATCACTACGGAAGCGGATTAGAATTGTTTACACAAAGAACTTGGAAAGATCTAGAACTAGATGAAGGACAGTATAATAAAGTTAGAGAAGTTGCTTGGTATACTTTTGGAGGCATCTATATTCGCAGAGAAGTTCTAGATAAAGTAGGAGATTTTGATCCTCACTACAAGTGGAGCTATAACAGAGATGTAGATTACTGTTTAGAGGTAAGGAAAGCCGGTTGGAAAATTTACCAATTACCTATACCTATGTATCATTTTCAAAGTAAAGATGTAAAAAGAATTAAAACACCAGAGATGGCTGATGCCGAGTCTTATAACTTAAACTACTTAAAAAATAAGTGGAAAGACAGCGAATTAATGAAAACAATAGATCGAGATGTGGAATGAGATTAATCAATTATCAACAACTAGAAGAGCTGTTTCAAAAACACGATTTAAACATATCTAAACCAGCAACTTTTTCTAGTAAAATATTTCAAAAACTGTTCGTAATAGGATCAACAGGATTTATAGTAATCTACGGAGTACTACTATTTTTATTACTATTACCTCTAGTTTTGGTAGAAGCAATTATAACAGGTTTTATAAGGGGAATTAAACATGCAAAAGAAATCCGTAATAAGTCTGATTAGTTACGACGCAGAGTATTTACCTGCAAGTATTATGTCTTACTACGCCTATGTAGATGAGATTATTTTAGGATTAGACAAAAATAGAAAAACATGGGCAGGAAATGATTTTAAATTCAATGAGAGTAAGATTTTTAAAGAACTATCTAGAATTGATGGAGATAATAAAATTAGCATTATTGAAGAAGATTTTGTTGTATCTCAAAAATTTATTGAGAATGATAACTATGAAAGAAACTTTCTTAAAAAACAGTGTTCACATGATTGGGTTTTTTCTTTTGACGCAGACGAAGAGCTGATTAATCCTAAAGAGTTTTTTGAAGACTATCTTCCGCTTGTTGAGCCTTATTATAAAGATTATGATCTGGCTTTTAATTGGTTTTTACCTTATAAAGAGTTTGATGATAGATATTTATGCATCGCTTCAGAACAAGGATGGTTAGATATCAACGAACAACAAGGGTTTGCTAATTGGAAAAACTATGAGTTTGTTTATGCTAGGTGGACAAATAATGCTCAACAAAATAGAAGACTCTTAAAAACTCCTCTTGCAATACTACACTGGAGTGTTTGTAGGCCAGCAGGAGATTTACACCAAAAAATAAATAATATTGGTCACGCAGATATTGCAGATCAAGATCCTTTTTATCAAATCTGGACACAAATCAATCTAATGAATTATAAAGAACTAAGAAACTTTAAAACATCTGGTTTCGGAGACCCAAAACAATGGGCAAGACTAATTGAAATTCCAAAAGATAAGTTTAAACAAGAATTAAAAGAACACGCTGGTAGAATCGAGGTTTAAAATGAGCAAGAAAATAGTAGAAATTATTGGAAAAGTATTTGATAATCATAGTCTAGCTATTGTTACTAGAAAAATGGCTATTGAACTATCAAAAAACGAAAATTTTGAGGTGGTGATTAACCCACTAGATACATATGATCCTCAATATAATCTAGCTTCTTCTGAACTAAAAGAGTTAAAAGCCTTAATTAAACCTGTAAACACAGAACCAGATATTCAAATTAGACACTCTTACCCTCCTATTTGGAGATGGCCAGTATCAGACAAAACAAAAATAGTACAGATACAGCCTTGGGAATATAAAAAACTTCCTTTTGAATGGCAATATAAGTTCGAGACTTTTGCCGACTTAGTTATTACTCCTTCTTCTTGGACAGCTAAAGTGTTTCTAGATGCTGGACTAATGCCGAGTAAGGTGGCAGTAGTACCAAATGGTTATGATCCAAAACATTTTAATACTAGCAATAAAAAACCGAATGATAAGTTTACTTTTGTTTATGTTGGAAATGCTCAGTGGAGAAAAGGATTAAATATCTTATTGCAAGCATGGAGTTCTTCTTTTAAAAAGGAAGAAAGTGTTAAACTAGTAATTAAAGATAATCCTGCAGTTTATGGAAACTATAATCTTTTACAACAACTAGTAAAACTACAATACGAAACTGGTTGTGCAGAGATCGAATATAATGATAAACAACTCAGTGAAATTGATATGAGTCGCATTTATAAATCTGCACACTGTTTAGTGCATCCTTATAGAGGAGAAGGTTTTGGAATGCACATTCAAGAAGCAATGGCTTGTGGATTAGTACCTCTTGTAAGTGACAAAGGACCGACAGATGATTTTGTAAAAGATGAAAGATGCAGAATCAAAGTTAATCCTACAGTAGTAAAAGCTGATGATCCAAATGTAATGATGATGAAACCAGGAGATGCATTAACATCTATGGGAGGTCATGCAGTTGCGTTTGAACCTGATGTAAATGACTTAGTAACAAAAATGAGACAAGCGTACCAAGGCGATCTATCTCCGATAGACTACTCACTAGATATTACCACTTGGAAAGAAGTGGGTCTAAAGTATGCTGAGGTAATCAATTCCATTGATTTGAGCACACCAGCTGCCAGATTGCAGACGCAAGGGTGGCGTACTACGTGATTACACTCCGTGTATAGTGGAGAACGCATGATCATCTGGGGGAGCCATGTGACATCTAGATTAAATTGCGTAAATCTACGATTTAGTTGATTTAAAATTGATTAAATACGAGTATAAAGTAACACACATTTTGACAAAGAGCAAGTATTAAAAGTTGAATTTGCTCTTCAAGAAAGGAAAACATGGAAAACGAAACAGAACGTAGCTTTGGAACTGCGTACAGAAAAGCGAACGGAAATGAGATTCGTGTGACATACAATGAGTTTCGAGGTGTCGCCTATGTTCACATTCGTGAATATTCAATGGACGGCGACTCTGGAAACTGGTATCCCACGTCTAAAGGCTACGCCTTGCTCGCAGACGAAACTACATCCGTAACCAAACTACTAGATGAGGCCGCTGAACATGCTGCCCAGAGACATAGAAAAGGAGGATCACATGAGCGTGAAAGCGTGGAGTGATGAACAAGAAGCAGAACTAATCAAGCTTTATACAGAAGAAGGCATGAAAGATGTAAATGAACTAGGAGATCATTTTGGCAAAGGTTACCGATCCGTCATCTCTAAACTGGTACAACTACGCATCTATGAAAAGCCTGTAGATGAAGAGCGTGAGGGATCTCGTACCGTAAAAACAATGTTACGCGATCTTGAAACACTCTTAGACATTGAGATTGAAGGAACTAATCTTAATAAAAAGTCTAACCTTACCAATCTAGTGATTGCGCTTGAACGTAAACTAGCAAACAATGTAGATTAATCATTGCATCTCGCTTATATATTTGATATTCTAGTATCAGATTTAAGGAGAAGTGATGAACTATACAGAACTAAAACAACTAGTCGCTCGATATGCACATGAGTATTATGATCTTGCAAAACCAAGTGTCACAGATCAAGAGTGGGATGCTCTTTATGATCAGTTGTGTGAAACTGAGCGTCGTCAAGGTTGGAGAGACGCAGATTCTCCCTCTCTCAGAGTCGGAGGTAGTGCAGGAAAAATTAGACATCCTTTTAAACTATACTCCTTACAAAAAAGTTATGATCGTGCAGAGATTGGTACAGAGTTTAATGTTGTATTACCTAAACTTGATGGTGCAAATCTTTCACTAATCTATCGAGCAGGCAAGCTAGATCGCGCTGTTACTCGTGGCAATGGTGAGTATGGTGAAGATGTTACTCATCTAATGCCTTATTGTGCGAGTGTTCCACAAACCATTTCAATTGACTCAGCTGTTATTGTTGGCGAGTGTGTCACAGATAATGAGGTAGAAAACTTCAGAAACTATGTGAGTGGCGCGCTTGGTCTAAAAGATGCTGAAGAGTTTCGTGATCGTGCTATTCGATTTATTGCGCACGACTCACTCGGAGTACAAGCTGACTATACTATCAGAATGAAAATTGTAAAAACAGCTGGGTTTCAGACTGTTTTTGAACAAGATTTGTGTGGACAATATCCGCAAGATGGTGTAGTATATAGAATAGATTCATGGAAAGAGTGTGAGCGTCTTGGATACACTTCAAAGTATCCACGATTTGCAATAGCACTAAAAGAGAGGGGAGCACTTCTTGCCACTACTCGTCTACAATCAGTAGAGTGGGTAATTGGCCGTACTGGTGCAGTTAATCCTGTAGGTCTTGTTGATCCTGTGGAGATTGATGGCGCACTCATCTCACGTGTTACTCTACACAACATTGAGTTCATTGAATCACATAATCTAGGCGTTGGAGATTTAATACAGATCGAACGCTCTGGAGGAGTTATTCCTAAGTTTGTGAGTGTGTTAAAAGCACATCCAAACTCACAAACTGTTGATCAGCTGCACGCTGAACAAGCAATCGGCACATCTCTACGCCGTCAAGGACCAAAACTCTTTTGTGATGATGAATCAAAGCGTTCAACAGTAAAACTACTAGAACACTTTATTCGTATAATGGAAATTAAAGGCCTTGGTCCGGCATCAATTAAGAAGATGGGTATTACTCATCCTGTTGATTTGTATACGCCGCAATCTTGGCATTTATTAGGTGCAAACGGTTCTAAGATTCAAGATGAACTAGAACGTTCTTGTACCAAACCGTATTCTCAAGTGTTAGCCGCACTTGGAATCCCTGGAGTAGGTCGCTCAATGTCGCAAGATATTGTAGAAATGCTTCCTGCTTTTGGTCGACTGAGAGAGATTGAATATCAGACTATTACTGGTGTCGGTCCAAAAACAGTTGATAATATTTTGGCTTGGTTAGAAGTAAATGAAGAATGGGTATTACAACTACCAGTTCAGCTAGAACAAGACTTGAGTGTACAAGCTATTATGTCTACTTCTAAAAACAAAAAGGTCTGTGTGACTGGTAAACTTGATATGACTCGCAATCAAATTACAGATCATCTTGCGAAGTTTGGTTTTCAAGTGACAAACACAGTTACTAAAGACTGTATTGCTTTAATTAGTGGAGATAGTGACGCTACCTCATCTAAAGCCAAGCGTGCTGAATCTCTGGGCATAAAAATTATCAATTACTGGGATAATCGTGCAGAGATTCTAAAAGGAATTGTTTAACAACAAGCAATTACTTTAACTTTTTACTTGGTTATAGCTGATTTCTTCTGATATAATCAATTCATAAAGTTGAGAAAAGAGTTTTTCAACTTCAAACACAAAACCAAACTTTAAAAGAGGGAAAATAAAATGAGTAAATTTGAATATACTGAAGACATGGTTACCCGTATGGAATCTGCTTGTGCAAGCGGTGTAACAGAAGACATTATTGAAACACTTTGCGATGAGTTCGAGTTTCCTCGTCGTTCAGTAACTGCAAAGCTTCGCAAGCTTGGATTTGATGTTCCTAAGAAGCCTGGTGCAGCACCTGTGTTCTCAGCTGACGAAACTGACGCACTAGCAGCTTTCTTGGCAGAAAACTCTGGTGTTCATACAGCAGAAGAAATTGCTGATGTATTTGCTGGTGGTAAGTTTACTGCTCGTCAGATCAACGGTAAAGCACTGTCACTTGAAATGACTTCTCATATCAAGCCAGCTGAAAAGAAGATCACTCCTAAGACCTTTACTGCTGAACAAGAAGCTCAAATCGAAGCACTTGTTAATGCTGGTAAGTATCTTGAAGAAATTGCAGATGAGCTTGGTCGTCCAGTCAACTCTGTTCGTGGTAAGCTTCTTTCAATGGGTCTTAAAGCAGAACAGCGTGATAAGAAAGCTTCAAAGTCTGATCCATATGAGGGTATCGAAGATATGCTCGATCAGTCTGTAGAAGATATCGCTGATGCCTTTGGTAAAACTGTGCGTGGTGTTAAGACTGTTCTTACACGTCGTGGCCTTTCATGTGCAGATTACACACCGAAAGCAAACGAAGGTTAATTTTAACCTTTCAAATGTAAAAAGCAAGGCAGAGGCTTTTAGTCTCTGCCTACTTGTGCAATGAAACTGTACCAACTACCTGAACCTGCATTAGATTATATAATCTCACTCTCTCCTCAACAACGCTATCTCTATCTTAAAGAAGTTGCTTTAAAACAGTTTTCAATAACCTTAGACGACAAAGAGATGTTGGAACGTACTATTAAGGCATTAGAGGCTAGTGTTTTGATGGAAAAACTGTATCGAAATAATGAGTTTTTAAAAAAGAACTTTACAATGGTATATTCAGATGGTGGAATAGTAAGAAATATGGTTAATGACATATATTATACAGAGGATGATTTAATAGTACACTAATGATACATACTTTATATAGTGATGATATCTATATCATAAAACTGCCTCAACACAAACAAATAAAAGAACTCTTAATGCCTTTTGCACTAAGAGATGATTTGTTTATAGAGACAGAATGGAATTGTGATGTACAAACAACTATGAGTGAAAAAAATCCGGAACTACCTTGGTCAAGGGTAGTTCCTTTTTTTATTGAACAAATGAAAGAGTATATAAAGTGGTTTGAGCCAAAGAAAGCTTTTGAAATAAGAGCAGCTCCGTGGATGTGTAGATATAAAAAAGGAGCTTTTCAAGAACAACATAATCATTTAGGAATTTTTAATGAACAATTTAGTTGTGCATACTTTATGAATAATCCTCCAAATAGTTCAAAATTTATCTTTTCTAATTCACAAGATTACTATACAGCGGCTGGTTGGAAAAATTTTTTCGAGAATCCACCAGAAAGACTGTATGAACCTCCTCAAGAAGAGGGAACACTAATTATATTTCCAAGTCATTTAGATCACTATGTTACTCCTAATCAGTCTGACGAGACAAGAGTAAGCATTAGTATGAACTTTGCCCTAGTTTAACCTAACCTAGAGACTGTAAGCGACGGGGTAAAACCGTCAAACAGAAAGGAAAATGCAATGGAAGCACTTACCTTATGGATGGTAGTTGGATTTTTATTCGCTGCCTATTCCGTTATAGCAAATGATTCAGTACAAACTCTCGGTACATGGATCGCATCAAACAATGAGAGATTTAGTTATAAAACAATGTGGATTGCTGCCTCAGCAGTTTTAATATGGGCGTTATGGTACGGTTGGTATGCTTATGGGGGAGACATTTCTTATGGACGGTTAAATAAAATACCGTTTCAAGAAGTGCAATGGTATCATGCTTTAGCACCTGGAATTCTACTAGTATTAACTCGTTTTGGAGTTCCAGTTTCAACATCGTTTTTAGTATTGAGTGCTTTTGCAAGTACATTTGTACTAGAAAAAATGTTAATGAAATCAATTATGGGATATGGTATTGCTGCTATTGCTGCATACAGTATTTGGTATTTTGTCAGCCGTTGGTTAAATGAAGGAATACCAGTCAAAGAAAAGCATAAAACTTTTTGGCGAGTAGCCCAGTGGATAACTACAGGATTGCTTTGGTGGACTTGGTTAAGTCACGATATTGCTAATATTGCGGTATTTTTACCTCGTACATTAACATTTGACCTAATGGTAATGGTTAGCGTTGTATTTGTTGCAGGTTTGTATTTTATGTTTCGTGAAAACGGTGGTAAAATACAAAAAATTGTATTAGAAAAACACAACACTCGTTATGTTCGTAGTGCTACGTTAATTGATCTTTTTTACTGGTTAATTTTGTGGTTCTTTAAAGAACTAAATGATATTCCAATGTCAACAACTTGGGTGTTTGTTGGATTACTTGCAGGTCGTGAACTTGCTATTGCAACATTCACAGGCAAGAAAAAAACTCGCAGTGTTTTCCCACTAGTTGGAAAAGACTTTATGAAAATGATGATAGGGTTAGCAGCTAGTGTTGCTATTGTATTATTAATTCATGGAGTAATAGCCCCTAACTAATGTAAAATTAACATTGACAGAGACTCCTGATTAGCGTATTATATAAATACAACTAATCAGGAGTTTTTTATGTACTTTAACAAAACAGAAACTAACTGGCGAATATCTCAATGCTGCCAGTTTCATGATAAACAAAAAGCAAAAAGGTATAATTTTGGAACAACAACAAAAACATACGCCCTCAAAGAAGGGGGTAAAGAAAGAGTTCAAGCAAAGGCTCTCGAAAACTGTCGCAAGTTGGAAGATATTTTGGAAACATACTTTCCAACTCAGCCAATTCATCTACGGAGTTTTCGTATCTCGTCTGAGTTGTTTCCTTGCTACACTCTTGATTTCACCCGTGAATGGTATAAAGAAATTTGGGACGAAATTTCAGAAATACTTTCTAGAGCAGGAAGTAGTGCAAGTAAAAATGAAGTACGTCTTAGTGTCCATCCTGGGCAATATACTGTTCTGGCTTCTAATAAGCCAGATGTAGTTGAAAAATCAATTGAAGATTTAGAATATCATGCACTGTATGGATCTTTGATGGGATTACCTGCTGAAGATTTTACAATGAATATTCACTTACAAGGACTATATGGAGGAAAACACGAAGATGGTATTAAACGGTTTGCCACCCACTTCCCATATCTTTCCGACTACGCCCAAAAGTGTCTTGCAGTCGAGAACGAAGATAAACCCAATGGATATGATATCCAGCACACACTTGAACTTGCGCAACGGATCCCTATCAGGTGTACCCTCGACACACACCACTATGCCTGCCATAGAATGGTTGAGACAGAGAGAGTTAAGATTGACGAAAAAACGGTCAATCGGAAAGTGCGAGACGTGGATCACATCACCCACACAAGTGACTACTTCTTGGAAGCTGTCAAAAGCTGGAGAGGAGTACGCCCGTTGTTCCACAAATCACAATCATTTCACCCCGACAATATCGATTACTGGATGAAGCCTAATGCTCATTCAGAAACATATTGGGACGAACATCTTATGGCTAATCATGTGCCTATGTTGGAGTATGCTGACTTTGATATTGAAGCAAAATTCAAAGAAGTAGCTGTACAAAGATTCTATGATTTTATTAAAGCTGAAGAAGAGTTTGCGGGTGAAGCAATTATCACTAAAACAGTTTAGGAGGCGCGATGATACTAGTTTGGATAACGTTTCTAACAGCTATTGCTATATCAGGAGTAGCTGCTTGGTTTAGTGTTATCGGACTAACACAAATATTTGCGGCAGCATTTTTGCCTGTTGCTATTATGGGAGGCGTGTTAGAACTAGGAAAAGTTGTAGCAGCTGTATGGACCCATCATCATTGGAGAGACCTATCTGTTATATCAAAAACAATTCTAGTTCCAATAGTAGGTCTTCTGATGGTAGTAACTAGTTTAGGTATTTTTGGACTACTATCAAAAGGACATAGTGCCCAAGAAATGCCTATTATCATAGTAGAGCAAAAAGTCGCAGTACTTGATACACAGATTCAGTTTGCTAAAGATAAAGTAACTGGATTAAATGTTAGACTTAATACACTAAATGAAGCACTAACTAAATATATTGAACTTGGTGCAGTATCTAAAGGCTTAGACAAAACCCAAGAAGATATTTCAAATATACAATCACAAATACAATCAGAACTAAATAATATAGCTGATCTAGAACAACAAAAACTTGAAGAAAAACTATCAATTAGTGAAATAGAAGCAGAGCTTGGCCCACTTAAATATGTGGCTAACTTATTAGGAGAAACAGATAATTTACAAAATGCAGTTACTATTGTTATTTTTATAATTATATTTTGTTTTGATCCTTTAGCACTAATTCTACTAGTGTTATCAGTTGATAGAATATTTAATAGACAACAAATATTTGATGCTGAAAACCTAACTAAACTAAAAGCTATTGAGTTAGCTAAGAAAAAACTAGGCTTAACTAGAGCTCAATCAGAAAAAATGAGTAAAGAGGCGATTGTTCAGCTACTCAATAATGCAAAATAAATGTACATTGTATTTGACAACTACCCTCCGTTTTGTTATAATATACAAAATGGAGGGTTTTTAAATGGCAAGAGCAAAAGTCAATACAAACGAAATTCCTGAATCAAAAATCAGACAAGTTATTTGGATGATAAAAGCCAACAAGACTAAAAAGGCTTGTTGTGAGCATCTTGGTATTGCTTATAATACAAAAAGACTTGATGCTATTATTCAAGAATTTAGAGATAAAGAAGAAAGACAAAAAGAACTTAAAAAGAAAGCAAGAGCTAAGGTTCTTTCTGAATCTGAAATTAAAAGCATTGTAACTGACTATCTTGATGGAGATAATCAGACTAATATTGCAAAACGAATGTATATCAGTCCTCAGCGAGTAAAAAAGATTCTGATAGAAAACAATGTTCCTATCAGAGCAAGAGGAAAAAATAAAGCTGCACAAGTAGATCACGTTGTACAAGACTTAGATGTAATTTTTAAAGCTGGAGATAGAGTATTTATTCCTTCTAAAAATACTTTTGCAAAAATTGCTGAAGTATATGACGAAGAGTGGATTGATTATCATAGATCTCCTATTCGTAGAAAATATATTGAATTACATGGTTTAAAATATGCTAGAAAAAAGTTTGGTGATTCGTATGAAGGACAAATAGGTGTCCATTATGAAATTTACTGGGAATATGATAATGGTAAATCTTGGAAAGAAGATGCTATTATTCGTGCGATTAAAAAAGCAGAAACCTATATTGAAGAAACTGGTAGAGAGTGGTATCTAAGCTATATGGAAGGCGATAGAGCAGGATACTTTTCTGGAACTAGAGATAAATTTTATCCGATAGCGAGTAGATAATAGATGAATATTGATCTTCAAAAACTGACAATAAAACGATTATTGTCAGAACAGAATCACGATTTCTTTACAAAGCTTAGCCCCTACTTTTTCTCAGGGGCTAACTCTTCTATTTATAACAAAATAGAGTCTTACTATAAAGCAAATCTTAAAATACCTTCAGAAGAAGAATTTTACCTTATCAATAAAGATGTTAACTCTCAAGAATATTTTGAGACACAAATTGTTGCATCTGAAAAGTATAGAGATATTGATAATGATTTTATTATTGCACAACTTCAAGATCATTTTGTAAGAGAAGAAACAATCTCTTTCTTGGATGGTTATATTGATCAGCTAGAAGATTTAGAAAAAATTGAAATAGTAGATAAAATACAAAATCATCTTTTAAAACTTAATAGTGCCTTGCCTACATCAGATGAGTTATTTGATGTAGCTGATCTTGATTTCTTTCCAAGCGCTGATGATTTTAAACTATATCCGTCTGGGTTAAGTGCTGAGTATGATGCAATTAATGGCGGTTTCGGATCACAAGAACTTGTTCTTCTTGGAGGCAGACGTGGATCAGGTAAATCTATTATATCACTAAACTGTTCTATCAATAGATTTTTACAAGGATCAACTGTTGCGTTTTTTAGTATCGAAATGCGTTACAAAGAAGTACATGATAGGCTTCTCAGCATTATTAGTGAAGTTCCGTTTCTTGATATCTATAAAAATAAACTAAGTGAAGAACAAAAGTTAAAACTAGCAAAAGCAAAGTTAGATTATTTCTTTGATAATACGGATCAAAAAGCAGTTGATTACTATAATGACTTAGAAAAGACAAAAGATTTCAAAGCATTTGAACAAAAGATGAAGTTTGATAAGCCTGAGTATAAAGAAAATCGTTTCTTTATTATTGATGACGCTGGACTAACTCTTAATCGTATTGATCATTATTGTAATATGTTTCAAGCTAAATATCCAAGATACACTATGGCTTGTGTAGACTATATTAATATCATTCGACACGAAGATCAAAAAGATTGGAAAAGTCAAATTACTATTGCAGAAAACTTAAAACTAATGAGCCGTAAATATGATTTAACAATGTTCTCACCTTATCAGATTGATGCTGGTGGTGAGGCTCGTTTTGCAAAGGGTATTCTAGATTCTGCTGATCGTAGTTTTAACTTCTTTCCGCCCGATGAAAATAATGATCCTAATCGAGTAGCTGTTCATACTACAAAAATTCGTAATGGTAGAACAATGAATTTTGATATCGGCATGAACTGGGAATGTACTAAAGTTGTAGCAAGTGATTCAAACTTAATCAATGAAAAACCTTTTGCATCTGCAAAGTATGGTAGTGAAGAAGATAAGCAACCAAAACGCACAAGAGAAATTGAGCGTGATCTATGATAAAAAAGTGGCTACAAAAACGAAAAGATAAAAAAATACATGAAAGACGTATGGAACAAATGAAAAAGAATCCATATAAACGTGTTGATAGTGAAAACATGACTGAGGTTGAAAAAATGGATAAAGGTTTTAATGGTAAAACCTATACAATGAATGGAATAGACATTGACTTCTGATACCGTACTTTGGATTATATGGTGTATTATATTTTTAATTACAGTAGCAGCACTACCTTTTATTGTGCGTATGCAATATCTATCAGAATTTTTGGCAAGGTGTTTTGGATAATGGACTTAACTGATTTATTAACTGATAAAGGTATATATTATAAAAAATCAAACAACCCAAGTGAGATTCTTATCACTTGTACATCTGGTGAGCACGTAGATAAAGATCCAAGTCTTAGTTACAATCTTGAAAAAGATATGTTTCATTGTTGGAGTTGTGGATTTAAAGGCAGTAAACGCAAATTTCTTGAAAGTATTGGTGTTTCTAGTAATATTACTTTTGAAACAAAACAATCTTTTAAGATACAAAAGTTAAAAAATAAAATCACAAAACTAATGGAAGCCAATGAATGTAATATGCCTACAGAATTTAGACTTTGGAATCAGAGTTACAAAGGTATTAATGAGAAAACGTTAAAAGAATTTGGTTGTTTTACTACAACAGAGATGGGTTTTGAAGACTATCTTTGTATTCCTGTTTATCAATTTGGTAAATTAAAGTTTATTGAGGGAAGATATAGATTTAATTCAAAAAACAAACCAAAATATAATCGTAAGCCTAATGGTGTAAATGTAACAAATATTGCATTTCCTTTAGATAAGCTTGAAGACAAATCTAAAGTTATAATAGTTGAAGGTATATTTGATATGTTAAACCTATGGCAACACGGAGTCAGAAACGTTTTATGTGTTTTCGGAACACAAAACTTTGGTGATCAAAAGATAAAACTATTTGATGATGTAGGTATTAGAAATGTTCAAATCATGTTTGATGGTGATGCTGCCGGACAAAGTGCTGCAGGAAAAATAAGAAATTTATTAACTAAGAATAATATTTCGTCTAGTATTATAAAGGTTCCACTAGGTAAAGATCCTGGATTATTAGTACCAGATGAAATAAAATCTCTATTGTCTAATGGATAAAATGTTGATATAATTATGTATGAATTAAGAATGAGGAAAAGTTATGAGTAAAAAAATTGCATTTGTTTATCCAGCTAAGATAAACAACCCAGACAAAACACTTGCTAAATTTATGGATAAGCATATCAGTGATGAGGCTGACTATGTATTCCTATGTTCTCAAGAAAAAGAAAAAATCTTGAAAAAAGATATTGATTGCGATATTGATAATCTAAAAAACACTTATGAGATTATTGTTCCAATTGGTGCAGAAGCTCTTAAATATGTTTGTGGTCTTACAGGTATTACAAAATATAACGGTATGTTTATTGAAAAGAAATTTCTTCCGTTAATTAATCCCTCTATGATTGTGTTCAAACCACAATACGAAGAAGACATTATTAAAGCATTTAATATGTTGGGCAAAATCTTAGTTGGCGAAGTTGATAATACTGCTCATGAAAAAGATTATCGCTTTATTGATAATCGTAATCAATTTGAAGAATACTTAGAAATACTAAAACAAGCAGATCCAATTGTAGTAGATATTGAAACTTCTGGTCTTAATCCAAGAAGTTCAAACGTGCTTGGTATTGCTTTAAGCACTAAACCCCATGAAGGCGTATATGTATCTTCTGAGATCTGCCACGCTTACAAGTCTGAAATACACGAGTTATTCAAAACTAGAAAATGTATTTTTCATAACGGAAAATTTGATATGGGTTTTTTAGAGTATGAATTTGATTTTGAGTTTCCTGATTTTGATGACACAATGCTTATGCATTACTGCCTTGAAGAAGCTGTAGGAACACACGGTCTTAAACCTCTTGCGCTTAGATTTACGGATCTAGGTGATTATGAAAAAGAACTAGATGATTACAAAAAAGTATTTTGTCGAAAGAATAAGATTAAACTAGATGAGTTTAACTATGGTATGATTCCTATTGATATTCTTGCTCCTTATGCAGAACGTGATGCTGATGCTACATTTCAATTATATAATAAATTCTGGCCTTTGATAGATCGTAGCGAGGGTTTTACAAAACTATACAAAGAAATACTACTACCTGCAACATCAGCTCTTATGCGCCTTGAGAAAAATGGTGGTTATATCGATACTTCTATGTTACAATCTGTTAAAGAAAACTATGAGATAGATATTGAAGAATGTATTAATGAAATTTCAATGCACGAAGCTGTACAACGTTATGAAAAACTACACGAAAAAACTTTTAACCCAAATAGCACTCTTCAATTGCGTGAAGTATTCTTTAAGATTCTTAGATTAAAGTCTACGAAGAAAACTTCGACTGGTGCAGAGTCTACAGATAAAGAGGTATTACAAGAACTAAACCATCCTCTTGCAGAAGCTATTCTTGATTTAAGAGAAAAATCAAAACTTACAAACACTTATTTATCTAATATTCAAAACGGAGTAGATGCGGATAGTCGTTTACGTTCAGGATTTAATATTCATGGAACAACCTCTGGTCGTTTATCTTCTAGTGGTAATCTAAACTATCAAAATATTCCTCGTGATAATAAAGATATTAAAAAAATGTTTAGAGCGAGAGATGGATTTAAAATTATGCAGTGTGATCTTCAAACTGCTGAGGTTTATTATGCGGCAGCTCTGAGTAATGATAGATTCTTACAACGAGCCTTTATTGAAAAGCTTGACTTTCATTCCTATATTGCTAAACAGATTTTTAACCTTCCTTGTGATGTGAATGAAGTAAAAAACACTTTTGGAGATAAAAGACAACACGCTAAAGCTATTACTTTTGGTATTATGTATCAAGCTGGTCCTGCAAAAATTGCAGAAACAGCAGGTGTTGGTTTTCAGGAAGCTAAATCTTTTATCAACAAATACTTTAACGAAGCCTATAATCTAAAGCGTTGGATTGATTCAGCTAATAGACAGATTGAATTAAATGCTTATATCTATTCATACTTTGGTCGTAAGCGTAGACTTCCTGAGTCTCGTTCTCCAAATCAAGGAGTATCTAAACACGCTATTCGTTCTGGTGTTAACTTCTTAGTACAATCTGTAGCATCTGATATTAATGTTTTAGGATTAATTGATGCTATGAAGTGGATTGATGATAAAGGATATCAAGAAGATATTCTTCCTTTTACAGTTGTGCACGACTCTATTGTTGCCGAAGTTAGAGAAGATCTGTGTGAAGAATGGGCAATCAATTGTACAAAAGCACTTCAATCTCCTAGAGGAGTAGAAATTGAGGGCTGTCCTATTGGTGTTGATTTTGAAATCGGTCCTAGCTGGGGAGAATTAGAGGGGTTTTAAATGATAAGTAAAATTATTGATACTATTAACTATCCTGCATTTGCACTAAAAGAAGCTCCTTATAAAGTAACTTTTAAAGAAGATAGTATTACTATTATAAAACAACCTGATGGTAAAGAATATATTTTTGATGTTATGGTTGAAGATGCTAATTCTTATGTAGAAAGACTATTTTATATAGAAGAAGAAATGAGTAATAGAATACAGTTTGACTACACTATCCTAAATAAAGAACAACTGGTTTTTAGTTATGAAAATCTAGGATGGTGTGTTGATGCTGTTGGAAAAATATTTAATCTAGGACACAAACAAAACTTACCAGTACAGTGTAGAAAAGTAAAGAATATTAAAGGAAATAAAATCTGGTTAGAAAAAATACTCGCTCCATTTAATCTTCCTGTAATAGTAGAAGAATCAAATGCAGATGAGCTATGGGCTACTATAGTAAGTATTAATAATGTTTGGTATATTAAAAAACTTTCATATGAATATATTAACTATGATAACTATTTAGTAACATGACAGAAAAAATTAATATTAAATACGCATCTCTATCAGATAAAATATATATCAATGGTGATGCGATAGAAGACATTGAGAAGTTTGAAAGAGCGTATAGTTATATACTAGACGATGTAACTTTTTATACCTATGATTATGATGAAGAAGAAGACGTATATTCAGTGCCTTCAAACTCTTATTATAAGTTGAATATTCAAGAATATAAAGATAAGAGAAATTTCTTTGCTAATGAAGCAGACAAAGCATTTAAATTTGCCGGTAGTCTTAGAGAAGAACAGCAAGATGTAGTAGATGCTTTCTTTAAGATAGGTAGAGTAAGAAGTGGTTTATTTCAGGCGCCTTGTGGTTGGGGTAAAACTTATGCAGCGTGCTCTCTTATTGCTCAAGCTGATATGCCTACACTCATTATTGTTCATACAAAACTACTATTTAAACAGTGGCAACAAGAATTAGAGAAACTAATACCAAATGCAGATATTGGATATATCGGAGATGGAGACTTTAAATTAACTAATTTAACTGTTGGAATATATAAAAGTGTTCATAATAATATGGAGCATATTAGAGATAAGTTTAGTTTAATTTTTGTAGACGAAGCACATCTGTGTCCTGCTGATTTATTTTCTACTACAGTTAATAATATTAATTGTAAGATTAAAATAGCAGTAACAGCAACTCCCCGTAGAAAAGACGGAAAACACATTGTATTAAATGACTTTTTTACACCGTTCAGAGTAGTAGCACGAGACGAAAAAGAGCACGAAACTCCTCGTATAGAATTAATACATACGGACGTAGCCTTTAATGTTATAGAGCCTAAACGAGACTGGTCAAGGCAAATGAATAAAATAACACAAAATAAAGCTTTATTATCTCTTATAGCAAAAGAAGCTACTCAAGACATAGCAAACGGTAGATGCTTATTGATATTATCTGAAAGAGTTGATATGTTAAAAACTCTGCAAAAAATGATAAATAAAAGCGTATTACTTATTGGTGAAACAGGTGAAGAAGATAGAAAAGAAATATTAAAAACAGCAGGGTCTAAATATATGGCGATACTTTCTACAAAAATATTTGATGAAGGTATCTCATGTCATAGGTTAGACACTCTTTATCTAACCTGTCCTAATAATAACCCTATCAAATTAGAACAAAGAATTGGTAGAATAATCAGAGAACACCCAGAAAAGAATGTTCCTCTTGTAAAAGATTTTTGGTTTAAAGGAGCCATTGTTAATAATCAACAAAGAAAAAGATTAGAATGGTATAAAACCAGAGGGTATGTATTGTGAAATATATGTTTAACTGGTTTGATCTAAAAACAAAATCCAATAACGAACCAGAATCTATATTAATCTTGACATATGCTATCACAAAAAGTTATAATTCTATTATAGCGTGGAATTCGAAACACCTTATGAATTCTTTAAAGATTAATAGAATACCTAGCACTTTGTTTAAAAGAAACTTATTAGTAAATACAAAAAAAGGTATAGTAAGTAAGTATAAAACAACATTACCTGATGCATATTTTAAAAATAAAAGATTTTTATTTTTAGATGTTTCATTAGAACAAAAAATAAATTACATATATTTATTAGGTCACAGAAAGTTATCTAATGAAAATGATTATTTAGATATTGATAATTTTAAAGATGAAATTATTGCCAATCTTTATAATCCACTGACAAAACATGAAAACAACAACTTAAAATTTATCTATGAAGGAGAATGATCATGGTATCATGGGACAAAACACAAGGAATCAAATCACAAGGCTCAAGCGATAGAAAAGAAATTCAAAGAATCACACTACAAAACGGAGATAATAAAATTAGACTAATTGGCGAAGTATTGCCTCGCTATGTGTACTGGCTAACTACCAAAGACGGAAAACGTATGCCAGTAGAATGTTTAAAGTTTGACCGAAACACCGAACAGTTTTCTGGAACAGAAGATCCTTTTGATGAAATTTCACCTGATATCTATGCAGATAAGCCTCAATTTGCTTACGTATGTAATGTGATTGATCGAGGAGATAATCAAGTAAAACTATTTGATTTAAAAGCAACTATTTATCGTCAAATTGTAGACTTTGCTAAAGATGCTGAATATGGTAATCCAGCAGACGAAGCATCAGGGTATGACATTACTATTGTAAAAGAAAAAACAGGTCCTTTGCCTCAAAACGTAAAGTATACTGTAAGACCCGCAAGAGCATCTACAGCATTAACTGATGAAGAAAAGTCAGCAGATCTATTTGAACTAGATCGTATCTATAAGAGACCTGACTATACAGAACAAAAACGTTGGTTGTTAGAAAACACTACTATGTTTGCAGCTGACGATGACAACTCGTTTTCGCCTGAAAGCGTAGAGGACCTTGACTAATGGCTAAAAAATACAAACTTTCAGATATACTAGAAGAAAATGAAAGTAAACCGGCACAATCTCCTCAGAAAAAAACTGAGGGGGCAGTGTCACTACCTGCCGCTATAAAACAAATTGAAGGCAATCAAGTTACTATTGATACTTCAGTGTTAAGAAAGAATAATATCTTTTTTGCCACACCTTGTTATGGTGGATTAATTACTGATCAATTCTTTTTAAGTATGTTTAAAACTACACAAACACTAATTCAGCACGGGATTAATTTTAGACTTACTACTCTTAGAAATGAAAGTCTAATTACGAGAGCACGTAATATTCTTACTGCTATGTTTTTAGAAAGTAATTGTACTCATTTGATGTTTATTGACGCAGATATTGAATGGGATTCAGAAGCAATTATTAGAATGTTAGCAATGGATAAACCTATTATTGCAGGAGCGTATCCAAAAAAGACTTTACCAATAGACTATGCAATTAATTTAAAGTTTGTTGATAAAGAGCGTAAACAAGTAAGAGTAGAAAACGGAGCAGTTGAAGTTTTAGATGCTTCTACAGGATTTTTTATGATTCGTAGAGATACTATTGAAAAAATGATTGAAGCATATCCAGAACTCTACTATATTAACGATAGTTCTATTGACCCTAAATTTAATCAATACTGCTATTCACTATTTGATACTATTCATGATCCAGATGATAATAGATACCTATCAGAAGACTATACTTTCTGTCGTCGTTGGCAGAAAATTGGTGGAGAAATCTGGTTAGATCCAAATACTAAACTTAATCATGTTGGAAGTTATACTTTCCAGGGTGATGTTAACAAAATATTTAATTGGAATAATTAAATGACAAAAATACTTCACTCAGCTGACTGGCACATTAACCTACATAAGAAAAAAGTACCTATTGAGTGGCAAGAAAAACGTTTCAAGCTGATGTTTCAAAAACTTCATCAGCTTGAAGAATCTTGTGACATACACATCATTGCAGGAGATGTATTCGACAGAAAGCCAGAACCTGATGAAATATGTTTGTTTTTATCTTACATTAATTGTGTGTCTATACCTACCTATATAATTCCAGGTAATCATGAAGCAACAAAGAAGGGCGAAACCTTTTTAGAGCACTTTTTAGAAGACGCAGTTATTACTAATCCTAACGTCAGACTTTTTACCAAAAATCAAAGAATAAAAGAGCCTAATGAGCCAGGAATACAGTTTTGGCCATACGGAGAAATGCAAGTAGATAACTTACCAGAATATCATGAAGGAGATATTTTAGTTGCACATATTAGAGGTGAAGTACCTCCTCATATTACGGCTGAGTATGATTTTGAAAAGATTAGAAAATGGGGTTTAATCTTATTAGGAGATATTCACTTTAATCATAGGTATAAAGATTATGGAGCCTATTATAGCGGTAGTCCTATAAACACTCATTTTGATCGTGATAATAACAAAGAATATGGAGTTAATATATTTAATTTTATTGATAGTTCTAATTATTCAGTTGAATTTATTGATTTAAAGCTACCAAAACTAATCAGAAAAACAATAAAATCTGAAGAAGAGATGAAACCTGATGGCTATGACCATGTAGTGTATGAAGTTGTAGGGTCGATTGATGATCTTTCAAAAATTAAAAATTCAGAATTACTAGATAAAAAAGTGTCTTATGAACCGTCAGAAGAAGCTACACTAGATTTAAAAAATTTATCACTAACAGAAGAATTAAGAAAGTATCTTGAATATATAAAGGTCTCAGACATTGAAGGTACTCTAAACGAATTTAATGATTTACAGGTAGAAAAATGAAACTAGAATGTCTCTATCCTGATTATGGATATTTTTTATATACAGAAGCAACAGAGATTAATCAGTATAAACAAGAAATAGCTGAATATGCAATAAAGACTTTTCAAAGTGATTTTGATTTACAGTTTGGTTATAATGTCAGACTAGATCCTCATAAATTTCCTTTGATTAAAGAGATATATGCTTATTTTTTCAAACTGTGTGTTAATAACTTTGATAATGTAATTGTAGATCAGAGAAATAGAGAAATTGCTTGGACTTATGTACAAAATAAAGAAACTAGCAGTAATGTGTGGCATAATCATAAAAGAACTACTACAATTAACGCAGTTTGGTATCCAAAAATACCTGATCCTACAGGAACTCTAGCTATTAGAGAAGGAGAAGCTGTAGACGAAATACAAGTAAAAGAAGGCTTTATTTATTTTTTTCCTTACTGGCTCGATCATAAACCTATGCCTCAAAAAAATTCTGATGATTGGAGAGTTAGTATTAATTTAGAATTATTAACAGTAACTAGGCCTTTATACCCACCAACACAAACTTTATGGTAAAACTATGTCAATCATTTTAAAAGAACTGAATTTCTCTAATATGTTTAGTTATGGAGAAAATAATAAAATTACTTTTAATAATAATAGAATTACTCAATTAACTGCTCCTAATGGTAGTGGAAAATCTAGTATTGCTCTTATATTACAAGAAGTCTTATTCAATAAAAACATAAAAGGAATTAAAAAAGGAGATATTCTTAACAGATATTCAAAAGTTAAGAATTGGGATGCTAATCTAACTTTTACAGCAAACGAAAAAGACTATCAAGTTGAAGTGAAAAGAACAGGAGCAGCAACAAAAGTAAAATTTTTAGCAGGTAATGAAGACTTAACCGAACATAAAGTGTTAGACACTTATAAAAAAATACAAGAAGTAGTAGGGTTAGATTTTGAAGTTTTTTCTCAACTAACCTATCAGTCTTCTACAGACTTGTTAGAGTTTTTAAAAGCAACAGACACTAATCGTAAAAAGTTTCTAATTAATCTTTTTAACTTAGAAAAATATATTGCAATTGGAGAAGCAATTAAAGTAAAACTCAATGCGTCAGACAGAGAGCAACTTAAGCTAGAAGGAGAGCTAAAAGGCATTGATGAGTTTATTAGTACAGCTCATATTGATGAAGAAAAAGAACTAATTGACATTCCTTCTATAGATGATAATCTAAGAAATAAAGTAGCAAGACTAGAAAATGATCTTGCTGATTACAATGACCTTTGTAAAAAAATAGATAGAAATAATCTTTTAATAGAAGAAAGAGAGTCTTTAGTATTCAATGTATCTTTAAAAGAGCCAGACTATAGAGAATACGAACAAACGCAATCCGAAATTACAAAAGTTCAGAGTAATATTCAAAGTATCGACTCTGATATTAAAAAAGCAAATGCTTCATTATCAGATTTAGACACAGCAGACACGTGTTACGCGTGTGGTCAACCTCTTGATAACTCTCATGCTGTTCAAATGAAAGAAAGACTTTCGTCTGATATAAATGATTTTACACAATATAGAAACGTAGATCGAGAAAAATTATCTGAGTTAAAAATTCGTAAAAATGAGATTCAATCAGAAATTGATGCGTTTTTAATTAATCAAAAAGCGAGTGAGAGATTCGAAAATCTTTCTCAGATAATCGATTTTTCTTTACAAACTAATTATCCAGACTATTCTGAGATTAAAGAAAGTTTAACTAATACTCAAACAGAATTAAAAAAACAAGAAAAAAATTATCAAGATGCTGTAGATCACAATGAGCAAGTGAAGATCTTTAATACAAAAATAGAAGCTCTCAGAGAGCAAAAAAGACAATTTTTAAATAGACGAAAGCTCCTGAACGATGATATAATTTCTTTACAATTAAAAAATAAACACTTAAACATTCTCAAAAAAGCTTTCAGCACTACAGGCATTGTTGCTTTTAAGTTAGAGAATTTAACAAAAGAATTAGAAGAACAAATTAATTTATATTTGGCTGAGTTATCTGATGGACAATTTCAAGTTGTTTTTAGATTAACAGGTGAAAAGCTAAATATTATCGTAGTGAACAATGGAGTAGACACACCTATAGAAACCGTTTCAAGCGGTGAATTTAGTAGAATCCAAACATCAATACTTTTAGCCATTAGAAAGGTTATGTCCAAAATTGGAGGTAATCATATAAATCTTTTATTTCTTGATGAGATAACTGGAGTGCTTGATGAAGAAGGAAAAGAGAAACTAATAGAAGTGTTACAAGAAGAATATGGGTTAAATGTATTTCTAATATCCCATGATTTTACACATCCATTAATAGATAAAATACAAATTAAAAAAGAAAACAATATAAGCAGTATTTAGAGGATTTGAAATGACTATTAACGTAACTAAAAGAGACGGAACTACTGAACCTTTAGACATTGAAAAACTACATAAAGTAGTATTCTTTGCTTGTGAGGATATTGCAGGAGTATCTGCTAGCGAAGTTGAGATGCATAGTCAGTTACAATTCTATGATGGGATAAAATCTTCTGACATACAAGAAACACTTATTAAAAGTGCTGCTGATTTGATTTCTGAAGAGACGCCTAACTATCAACACGTTGCTGGTAGACTTATTACTTATCATTTAAGAAAAATGGTTTATAATCAGTATGAACCTTGGGATCTTACTGATCTAGTAGAAAAAAATATTGAAAGAGGTTTTTATGATTCAAACATTGTAGAAAGTTATTCTAAAAAAGAATTTGAATTATTAAATAAATATATTAAACATAAAAGAGATGAAATATTAACCTATGCTGCAATGGAGCAGTTTAGAGGAAAGTATCTAGTTCAAAATAGAGTTACAGGAGAGATTTATGAAACTCCTCAAATGGCTTATATGTTAATTGCTATGACACTATTTATGGATTATCCAAAAGATACTAGAATTAAATGGGTGAAAGATTATTATGATGCAATATCTACCTTTGATATTAGTCTTCCTACTCCTGTTATGGCAGGTGTACGAACTCCACAACGACAATTTTCTTCCTGTGTCCTTATTGAGACAGATGATTCGTTGGACTCTATTAATGCTACTACTAGCTCTATTGTTAAATATGTCAGTCAAAAAGCTGGCATCGGCATCGGAGCAGGAAGCATTCGAGCACTTGGAAGTCCAATTAGAAGCGGAGACGCTTACCATACAGGAGTTGTTCCATTTTATAAAATGTTTCAAGCAGCAACTAGATCCTGCTCTCAAGGAGGAGTGCGAAACGGAGCAGCTACCTTATACTATCCCATTTGGCACTTGGAAGTTGAAGACTTGTTAGTATTAAAAAATAATAAAGGTACTGAAGACAATAGGGTACGTCATATGGATTATGGAGTACAGTTTAATAAACTTATGTACGAAAGATTGCTAGAAGGGGGTGATATCACACTATTCTCTCCATCTGACGTCCCACACCTTTATAATTCTTTTTTTAATGATCAAGAACTATTTAAAATTGTATATGAAAAGGCAGAAAAAAATCCTGCAATTAGAAAGAAAACAATTAAGGCAATTGATCTATTTTCTTCTTTTATTGAAGAAAGGAAAAACACAGGTCGCATTTATCTTATGAATGTTGATCATGCTAATACTCATTCTTCTTTTGATGAAAAAACTGCCCCTGTACATCAGTCTAATCTTTGTTGTGAGATTGATTTACCCACAAAACCATTAAATGATTTTAATGATGAAGAAGGTGAGATTGCATTATGTACTCTTAGTGCGATTAACTGGGGTAATATTAAAAAACCCGAAGACTTTGAAAAACCTTGTGAATTAGCAGTTCGTGGATTAGATGCGTTGCTTGATTATCAAAACTACCCAGTAAAGGCGGCATATAATTCAACCATGAAACGCAGGCCTTTAGGTATTGGCATTATCAATTTAGCGTATTGGTTAGCTAAAAATAACACTACTTATCAAAATCCAGATCTTGAATTAGTTGATGAATATGCCGAAGCATGGAGTTATTATCTAATTAGAGCCTCTCATAAACTAGCACAAGAAAAAGAACCTTGTACAGCGTTTAGAGAAACAAAATATTCAGAAGGTATTTTACCTATAGATACTAGAAAAAGAGAAGTTGATGAATTAGTAGAGCATAAAGAAAGATTTAATTGGGAAATACTAAGAATGCAACTAAGAAATGATGGTATTCGTAATTCAACATTAATGGCACTCATGCCAGCTGAAACATCTGCTCAAATTTCTAATGCTACTAACGGTATTGAACCACCTCGTTCTTTTGTATCAGTAAAACAATCAAAAGACGGAGTGTTAAAACAAGTAGTTCCAGGTATTCATAAACTCAAAAAGAAATATGATTTACTATGGGATCAAAAATCTCCAGAAGGATACCTTAAAATATGTGCTATCTTACAAAAATATATTGATCAAGGTATTTCAGTAAATACCTCATATAACCCACAACATTTTGAAGATGAAAAAATTCCAATGAGTGTTATGTTACAGCATTTGTTAATGTTTTATAAGTATGGAGGAAAACAGCTATACTATTTCAATACCTTTGATGGACAAGGAGAAATAGATATCAATAAACTAAATGAAGAACTTCCTCTTGAAGATTTAGATGATGAAGCAGCTTGTGAAAGTTGTGTAATTTAGGAGATATTATGAAAAAATTACTTATGGTAGGGTTATTAATATCATCTCCTGCATTAGCAGAAGATGCTGTTATTAATGACCATTATAAAACAATTATAGAACAAAAACCTTATACTGTTGAAATATGCAAAGATGTAGTAGTATCAGGAGATAAAACTAAAGATACCCTAATGGGTGCAATTATTGGCGGAGCAATTGGTAATAACGTTACTAAAAATGTAGACAATGGCGGAGCTGTTGGTGCATTGCTTGGTGGTATTATTGCTAATCAAAATAGCGATGCAAAAGACAGTATTCAAAAACAATGTCAATTAGAAACTAGATACCAAGAAGAAACTAAAGAAGTATATAGTCACAGCACTGTTACTTTTTGGTCAAATGGAAAAAAATATAACTTAAGATTTAATAGGTAAGAGGATGTCAGTTTTAAACACAAAGAAAAATGATCACACAAAAGCACAAATGTTTTTTGATGAAGAAGAACTAGGTATGCAAAGATATGATACTCTCAAGTATCGCGCATTTGATAAACTAACCGATAAACAGCTTGGTTTTTTCTGGAGACCAGAAGAAGTAGATATATTACGTGATGCGGCAGATTTTAAAAATCTATCAGAACACGAACAGCATATTTTTACAGCTAATCTAAAAAGACAAATTGTTTTAGACTCTGTACAAGGTAGATCTCCTAATCTTGCGTTTCTTCCTGTAGTTACAATACCAGAATTAGAAACTTGGATTGAAACCTGGTCTTTTTCAGAAACTATACATAGCCGTTCTTATACACATATTATTCGTAATGTATATCCAAACCCATCAAAAGTGTTTGATGAACTGATGGATATTCAAGAAATAGTAGACTGTGCTTCTTCAATTTCAAAACACTATGATGATTTGCTTGAGATGACACAGTGGTACAAAATACTAGGAACAGGAGTACATAAAGTACAAACTCTTGGAAAGACTAACTATGTTGATGGTAAACCGATCTCTGTAGAGTCAAAATATACAGTAAAAGATATTAGTTTAAAAGAATTAAAAAGAAAATTATATTTATGTATGGCTAGTGTAAATATTCTTGAAGGTGTTCGTTTTTACGTTTCATTCGCGTGTTCTTGGGCATTTGCAGAACTAAAAAAGATGGAAGGCAATGCTAAAATTATTAAACTGATTGCCCGTGATGAAAATGTACATCTTGGTTCGACTCAACAAATTCTTAAGCTGTTGCCACAAGATGATCCAGATTTTGCTAAAATTGCAAAAGAGTGTGAAGAAGAAATTGTGCAAATGTTTGTAGAAGCTATTGAACAAGAAAAAGAATGGGCAGATTATCTATTTAAAGACGGCTCTATGATCGGTCTTAATGCCCAACTGCTTAAAGACTATATTGAATGGATCGGTAATAAACGTATGATAGCGATCGGATTAACTTCTCCTTACAATGTTCCAAGAGCAAATCCTCTACCGTGGACACAAAAATGGATTTCAGGAGCAGAAGTACAGGTAGCACCACAGGAAACTGAAATCTCTAGTTATGTTATCGGCGGCACTAAACAAGATATTAATCAAAACACTTTTAAAGGATTTTCACTATGAAAGCTATAATTTATTCAACACCTGTATGTGGATATTGTCAGATGGCAAAAACACTTATGCAAAAACATAATATTGAATATGAAGAATTTACAGTTGGAAAAGATATTACTAAAGAAGAGCTAGTAGAAAAGCTTGGGAAGGAAATAAGATCAGTCCCTCAGATTTTAGTTGACAATAATTATGTAGGAGGTTATACTGAATTATCAAAACTATTGGGGTAATTTAGTATGGCAAGTAAAAGTAAAATAAAGGGTGGAGCGTATGAATCAAAAATACGAGACATCTTAACAAAAGAACTTAAAATAGAATTTAAACGTATGCCACTCAGTGGGTCAATCGAGTATCTAAAGGGAGACCTTTGGACACCTTTTGATACTGCTGCGTGGCCTTACTGTATAGAGTGTAAACACTATGCAGAAGTAAATTGGAATAATCTTTTAACAGCTAAATCAACTGAGATATATCAATTTTGGAAACAGACTGTTAGAGAAGCAGAGGTGATGAAAAAGAAACCTCTACTAATCTATCGTTGGAATCGCTCTAAAGATTTTATTTGTTGGGATGATGATTTAGAAATAGATCACTATGTTTATGTTAATGCTTTTGAACATAAGTTTAAGATGGGACTACTTTCTGATTGGTTAGATCAGTACAAAAAGTTAAATAAGATTTGACCAGTGCCTATCTTTGTGCTATTATTACTTATAACATAAAGATGGAGAGTTCACATGAACGATGTAAAAGGTTGGAATGATCTTGCAGAGATGCAGGAAGATTATAGTAATGGAAATAATTTACTATTAGTAGACGGTAACAATCTAGCTTATCGCTGGATTCAAAGACGTAATTATGATAGTTTTAGTGATGACTATATCAAAACTATTGAAAGTTTAGGTAAAAGCTATTCAGCTGGTCGTATTATTGTATGTTTTGATTTTGGAAAAAGCTACTTTCGCTCAGATATGAGTGATGAGTATAAATCAACACGTAAAAAACCAAAAGAACCAGAAGAAATCGCAAAGTATCAGGCATTCTTTGATTGCTTAAATATGACATATGAAAATTTGCCTTTTGATAAGATGAAATATAGAGGTATTGAGGCTGACGACCTTATTACATATTTTGTTGAGAGTTGTAAACAAGACTATGATCACACTTGGATTATCTCATCAGATAGAGATTTGTATCAACTATTAGATAGCAATGTTTCCATCTTTAATATGTTTTCTCGCAAAGAGATTGATCTAGACTACTTAGATGAAACTTTTGATATTAGTCCAGAACTATATCTATTTTCTCGATATATCGAGGGTGATAAATCTGACGCCATTTTTGGAGTAGAAGGAATTGGTCCAAAGCGCGCTCAAGCTCTTGCAAAAGAATATGAAACACTAGATAATCTTATTGCTGCGCTACCTCTAAAAGGTCGTTCTAAATATATTCATAATCTAAACGATAGTGAAGAACTCTTAAAAAAGAATGAACGTATGATTAATCTAAAACGGTATAACAAAGATGCTGTTCTTGCAGGAAAAGACGGCGAAGAAGTATGGAAGGAACTACAAAACCATGTCAACAGTTGATATTAAAATCGAAACCACTGAACTAGCAGAGTTCTTAATCGACAGCCCGACTCACCCTAATATTAAAGAGTGGAAACTGTTTCAAAACTATCCACATGATGCGGGATTTGATCTTCGTGCCTGTATTAAAGACGGATTATCTCTTAGACCAGGAGGATATCATTTATTCGGTACAGGAATGAAAGTAAAGCTTCCTATTGGATGGGAACTTCAAGTTCGTCCTCGTAGCGGTCTTGCACTAAAACACGGAATTACAGTATTAAACACGCCAGGAACTGTTGACTACTCTTATCGAAGTGAAATCGGTGTTATTTTGTATAATGCAGGCAAAGAAGCATTTAATATTTTTCCAGGCGACAGAATCGCACAAGCTTGCATTCGTGCTGTTCCAGAAGTTAAAATTGAGTATGGAAAAATTGAAGAAACAATTGAATCTGAAATGAAAGAAACAGGAACTGATCTTAAATCCGAAATGGCTGCAAAACTAGCACAAAAACGAGGAGGATTTGGATCCTCTGGAGTTTAAAAAAAAGAGGGCTAAGCCCTCTTTTTTTATACTTGAGTTCCGCCTACTCCACTTTCATGAATGTTAGCAACATCTCCAACTAAAGCGGAGTTAGTATCTGAAGAAAATGGAAATTTTTCAATCTCTGTACTATATGATGGAGTCTGTCCTGAAGAAACATAACCAAATGTAGTAGAAGAATGTCCTGCATGACCAAACCTTGTGCCTACTAAACTGCCTACAGTAGCAGCATTAGTGTCAGAAGCAAAAGGGAATTTATCAATTCTATTTGTTGGCGAACTACCTCCTGCTGTATATCCGTGTGTGTCAGAAGACTGTCCTGTCATATTATATCGTGCAGCTGTTAAATTTCCAACAGATGTAGCGTTTCCATCAGAAGCAAATGAGTATTTTTGAATATATAAAGACGGTGAAGGAAATCCTCCAGAAGAGTATCCATGTGTAGAAGAATTTTGACCTGCTGCAATTCTCACCGAATTTACTAAACTTGCTATATTAGTAGCGGGAGAGTTAGCACTAAAGGGAAATTTATCAATAACTGTTGTGCCTGTTGGAGAATCAGGAGTACCAGTATTTCCCCCGGTATTATAACCGTTTGACTCAGAAGAAGACCCTGCTCCGCCTCTTCTTACAGTGGATAAATCTCCAACATCTGTTGAATTAGTATCAGAAGAAAAAGGAAAATTGTCGATTATATTATAATATGTTGCTCCTTCAGAACCTCCTGAAGTATATCCATGTGTAGAAGAAGACTGTCCAGTAACAAAAATTCTCTGCACTGATAAGTTTCCAACAAGTGAACCATCAGTATCAGATGTAAAAGGAAATTTATCAGTGGTTAAGTCGCCTGATGAGTAACCAGCTACACTTCCTTGATAGTGAGGTGGCGGTGGCGGAGGATGATAAGCACTAGGCCACCCTGTTACAAACCCAATAGTTGTATTACTAACAGAAGAACTAACATTAGCAGTACCAAATACAACATTTGATCCTGCGGTAACATTTTCTACTTTCAAAGATCTAAGGTTAAATTTACGTAGTGTCATACTTGTGTACCTGAAGTTCTTGAAACTGCTACGGTTAGTCCTTGTGTTCTTGGACTATGAGTTGTATCGCTAGAATAGTTGAAATAATATAAATTAGCTCCTGTTCCGTTATTTGGAGCAGGCATATGATACCCTCTTTCTGTAGAAGAAATTCCAGTCCCATTATCACCTGCAACTGCAAGCTCCATTATATCTGTTGAATTTGCGTCAGAAGTAAAAGGAAATTTATCTACAACATCAGTAGATGATCCTGATCCTGTAAACCCAGATAGAGAATATCCATTGGTAGGGCTAGATATTCCTGCAGCGCTAGTTTTTCCGATAGTCATATCTGCTATATAACTAATCGGCGTATCTGTAGAAAAGGGAAATTTATCTATACGAGTAGATTCTCCTGGATTTAGTTCACCTCCTGAGCTATATCCATGAGTAGTGCTAGCATGACCAGCAGGCGACATTTTACCTTCAGTTAGGTTACCAATTCCAGTAGCGTTTGTGTCAGAAGAAAAAGGATATTTATCTATATTAGTATATCTTATTGTAGGACTAGGTACTCCTGTAGAGTTTTGACCACCCATAGCATAACCATCTGTAGGGCTAAAAGTCCCACCAGTATAAGATCTAGTTACAGCTAAATCTCCTACATCAGTAGAATCAGTATCAGAGGAAAAAGGATATTTTTCTATAATATTTGAAGAAGCTGTAGTGGGATATAAATAACCTCCTGCAGTATAACCATGGGTTTTACTAGCTGTACTAGAAGTACCGTGCCTTCCTTGGGTTAAATTACCTACATCTGTTATTCCTAAATCAGATGAGAGTGGGAATTTTTGAATGGTGTCACTAGTTGGTCCTACTCCCATGCCCCATATTTGCTCATGAGGAGTAGTACCTGATGTTTGTGCGCCTCCTGCAATATATCCATAACCATCTCCTTGAAAAGTCCTCTCTATAAAAGGACCATAAGATGTGGCACGCCCTGCTGGAGGATATAATACAGCACTATTAGTATCTCCAGAAACATAGGTTCTTAATTGAACACTATTAGTCTTAACTCCTAAAGAATTGTTAGCCCAAGCACCAGACCACGTAACATTACCTGCACGGGTTACTCCCTGCTTTGCTGTGAACATATCGTAATGAACATTAGCTAAAGGCATATTACCTCACTTTTTTGCGAATAGGTGCATTAGCAATTCCATGGGAAAAACCGGAGCTTTTCTTAAGAGTTCTAATTTTAACTTTCTGTTTCTTTTTCTTTTTTAAGCCATAGTTAGACTTAAAAGCATCTACATTTGTAATATCCATTGTCTTCTCCAAAAAAATATAGAGGAATTGTCGTAGAGACAGTTCCTCTATTTAAAAGGTTTACAACATTCAAAAGTTTATTTTGAATATTTAACAACTTTTGGATTATATATAGAACCTGTAGCTGAGGAAAATTCTCCCACGTTTTTTATATTTTCTATCTGGGATTTTCTTTCATAATACTTATTGGCTTCATCATATTTCATAGCTTCTTCGGTCTGTTTATTAATTTCATTCTGACCAATAAATCTATAAACTCTATCGCCAATAGTCTTAATCTCGCCATTACCCTGAAGTTCTTTTGAACGGGCTAAGCGTTTCTCAAAAGATTCTCTTTTAGGTCCAGCGTATTTTTCAGCCATTTTACTTCATGTCCTTTACCATGTTAGGAAATTTACCTTTACCATTTCCACCCATGTTACGCCCAGTTTTGTTAACTCTACCACCTTTAGGACCTTGAGATAGTCCGTACTGTGGTTCCATAGCTGATACTCTGTCTTTAACAGGAGCACTCATGCCAGAACTTCCAAAAGGTGCTTTTTTCAATTTTTCATTTGAATTAATACCGCTCTTATTTGTTCCTCCACCTGGAGTTTTTTTATAAGAGTCAAAATAATCTCTAGTTTGTCCACTGACGGACTTCATTCTTGCAGCCATTTTTATCTCCTTTTTCTATTATAGAATTGTTTTCTATTAATTGCTTGATTCTTAAATGGTGTATAGTAGGCGCACCATTCTTCATCAGTTAATCCTGAACCAGAAGGTCTTCCTCTATGAGGCCTCGTAACCATTCTTCCCGCAGGTGTGTAAAAAGTACACAAAGAAGGTCGATCAAATGCTCTAACATCTGATCCAACTCTTTCCCAAGCTTTGGTTCCGTTTGTTACCTTTCTTCTTATTCTCATATTAATATTATGTATTATTTTGTAGCAGCTGACAAATATTTAATTTAAAATTATTATGACTTGCCCTTAGCTTGTAAACTTTGAAGTTTATCTGAAAGACTAGGTTTTCCTTTTTCTGTTGTTTTTATCTTTTTAGCAGACTCTTCAGAATATAAGTAGGAGTTTTTTGCTTTGAATAAAAATATATCAGATTTAATTCTATTTACTTTATCTTCTAAATCTCCATAAGGTTCTGGTAAATCATGTAGTTCTCTCATCTGAATTACTCGTAGTCTTAACGTATCTATCATCCACTTAATCCTTTAAGAATATAAACAAAAAATCCTAAAAGACTTAAACCAATAGTACAAGCTAATCCGATACACACCCACTCAATAAATTTTTGTCTTTTTTGTGATTGTTTATATATAGTCTCTTGACGTTCTTTTCTAATTTGTCCTTCCATACGAATAAGTTCATCCCAAGCTTTTTGTCCCATTGTCCATGAAATATATTGCTTAAGCTCTTCTCTCATCTGTTCTGCTTTTTTCTTTGCAGCAAATGTGGCCATCGCTTCTTCTTCGACAGAACCTTTGAACATAAGTTTTTTGAAAAGTGGAGGATTCTTAGCTTGACGCTCTGCTTCAGATAAATCAGACATAGCAGACATCCAACGACCTAAATCTCCAGCCATCTGTTCTATATCTCTTCCTACTTCAAATCCTTTTTTAATAACATTAAATGCTGCACTTGCTGTTGCTAATGCACTAACCGGATCCATCCTATCTTTCTCCCTAATTAGCTAAAGGATTGTCTAAGGCTCTTTGTAATTTCTTATTAAGACGATCTTCTAAATCTTTTAGTTCACGTTCTACTTTTGCCTCTAAGTCATCCATACGGCTTTGATTTGATGATTGTAGTCTATTCGCTTTTTCGTCATAATCAACTTGCAGTCTATCACGTTTATTCTCAAAGCGCTCTTCGGCATTTTGCACGATTGAGCGAACTTCGCCTTCAATTTTTCTTACTTCATCCTCTACACGATCAGCAGTTTTTTCAATAGCAAGAATATCATCTCGTAAATCGCCTTTAATATCTCTTGTATAGTCAACAGCTTCATCAAGTTTAGTCTCTATCACTTCCATGCGCTGTTCAAACGCACCAATATCGAGACCAGCTACTTCTTCTACCTTTTGATACATTAGAAATCCACCATAAAGCGCACCAAGAACTGAACCAAGCACAGCAACAAGTGCTGATACACTCATAAAGGTTACTTTAATACCAAGAATTCGGAACTCTTTATTCTTAAGGTTCTCAATACCTTCTTCCATATTTTCAAGTTCTTGTCCTAAGTCTTTTGCCATACCGGTCTCCATTCCCAATCAGGTACTTGACTCCAAAAATGAGCAGGTGATACAAAAGTAGTTTCCCAAAGAGCTATTTCTACTCTATACTCAAAATACAAAAAAGTAATATATCCAAAAGCAAGAGCCACAAAAATACCTAATCCTAACATTATTTTTTTATAATTATCTGTGTAGAAATGATCTTGATTCCAATCACTCATTAACATCCTCCATCTGTGTGGTATTTACGAACTTTACCCCAACAAGGGTCAACATGTCTAATACTGCCTCCAGGCACTTTCCATCCGGGATTTTGTTCTAAAAACTCTCTTGTTGCTTCAAGTTGAGGAATGTATAATCCATATATTTTAGTATTTGTTAAGCAGTCAGCTGCTTCATTAAAAGGAAAATCTATGAATCGTTCTTCTACAGGTAAATTTCTATCATACCCAAAAGCATCTAAACAATCTTTTGCTACTTGATTTACATTATTATCTAAAATTATATCCATTATTATTTACCTTCTTCTGACAAAGCTCTAAGCCTTGCCAACTCTTGTTCAAGTTTTTGAATCTCTAACCTTTTTCTTTTTAACTCAAGTTGGTAAAGAGTATTACAATTAACTCTTTCTTTTGGAGCATCTAAAGGAATGGTGATTCTTGCATATACACCTACATCTTTTGAACTATTCCCAGAACTGTTACTAAATGGGCTTTCATAATTATCAATAATTCCCGTCACTCCAAATTCAAAATTTGTTGAACCTCCGATAGCATTTTTACAATCCATTTCTCCAGATTTAAAACTATCTTGACCATAAGTGCTAGGAGTAGAAGGAAGGGCTAAATTCAAAGAACTGTTTTCTGCTAAAGCTAAGGAAGGGATAAGTGATAGTAGTAAAATAATCTTTTTCATCTTACTCCTTAAACTTAGAGCATATCATAGAAGATATACCACTACCTTTATTATCTGTTAGTTTTGACCTAGAACAAATATATTTTGCCCTATCTTTATCTTGTATTCTTATATAAACATCAAACTTTACTCTTGATAAATAATCAACTTTTATTACTCTATAAGAAGTTACAAAAGGAATAGGGTTCCAGTCTTCATCAAAAACTGCTACTTCATAATACTTAACGTCAGCTCTTTTATTAAACATTTCCATCTCTGTGACTAAAAGATCTTCAATGTATGATAGTCTCCATTTTGGATATGTAGGTACCATTTCATGTGCTATCACAGAGAAAGGAATTATTAAGAATATTAGAAGTAATAAAAGTCTTTTCATTTTACTGGGCAATACATACAGCTTCTACGTGCGCAGTATAAGTGCCTCCTGGAAATGCTTTATTACCTCCATAAGTCGCGCTTGAACTTGATTTAAACCAAGTAGATCCTGTTGCGGTTAAATCGTACTGAGTTGTTTGACCAAATGTAGTTTTATTTGTTTCATATGACCCCATGCCTGTAGCATCACTTAGTGAACTTACTTCTGTTGAACCAGTCCACGTAACTGTATCACTTAAAGATGGGCTAGATGAAAACTCAGTTGGAGTTGTAATCTGAGCATAATAGGCATCAGCAAGAGTTACATCATATCTAACAATAGGTTGTACACCACCATCTGTAGCTGTTGTTGTTAGAGTATAGGCATTTGGGTTTCCATAAACACCCGGGGTGTCTACAGAAATAACACATCTAGATTGTACTGTTCCTTGAATAGGAACATTTTCTGCGTAGGCAGAAACACTAAAAGTTAATAGTCCTAATATAATTAAATATTTTTTCATTATTATTCTCCTAATCATACTGCATTTCAATCATTTTTTCATGCAATAATTGTTGTGCAAGGCCATTCCTCAATCCCTGCTTATTATCCTCTATCTTCTTATCGACCAATACTATAGTTTCTTTATACACTCCGCCAGGAATGCTGGCAGCATAATATGGATTTATTTGAACGGCTATGTTGATTGCCGCTAATATTTGAGACTGTGCTAGAGCTTCGGCAAATAGTGCAGAAGTATCTGCCGCTGAAAGAGCTTCTTCAAGTCTCATTTCTTTTTTATCTTCATCCTCTTCTTCGTCTTCAATCTTAGTCTCTGTTTCTTCATATAATTCTGTATCAGTTTCTGTAGTTGCTATTTGCACAGCTTCATCTTCAGAAGCATTATATATAATACTAACATCGATAACTGGTATTTCTGGTACTGGAACCTTATACCCTGGACAGTTAGGATCAAATTGTGGGTCATAACAAGGATCTACCTTATACATATAAACCACACTAGGATCTGTAACAGAGCCACTACCTTCTACTTCAATAGACCCATCACCCCAAGACTGTCTTGGGATATTTGGAATAACGGGGACAACTTTTCTAATTTCTGTACCACCAAGAGATCCCGGATTCCACTCATCTGTCTCTCTAAATATATAACCAGTGCCATTAGCGTTTTCATTTTGAATGTGAACGTTTACTGAATCATCAACATCTTTTTGAATTGTGTAATTATAAATTACTCCGTTAATGTCTAATCCAGGCGGTGTCGGTAAAATATTATTCATAGACCAATTTAAACCTGATCCTGCAGCGTTTCCTGTAGTACCGTAATAAGAAGTTATACTCTCAGAGTAGCAATAAGAGGGTAAGCAAACCAATACCACCGTAAGTAGCTTTTTCCTTAACATCAATTTTTTCTCCTGTGCCGTTCATTTCATGCTTATCGTCTGCTACATGAGATTCCCAACCAATCTTTGCAGCCTCACCAATCTGCCCTTCATAAGGACACGGTGTTCCTGCCATCATCATAGCGTCAAATACTTGTTTATCTTGACACATGACAGAAACAGCAGCAACTTTCATGCCCATATCGTATAGTGTCTTCGCATTTTTAAGACGAATACAGTTTTCTTCTGTAAAAGTAGTACCGGCAGAAATGCCTAAGATTTGAGTTTGAACAGCTCCAGCAACACCGATTGTACATAAATCGCTATTGTTTCCAGAACTAAATTGTGGTGAAATTGCTGAGGGCGGAGGAGATTTAACTGTTGTAGTCATTTCTCCATTTGTTGTAACTGTACTATTTGTAGTAGACTCTGTTACAATTGTTTCTGCGAACGCAAAACTGCTATAGCTAAATAGCAATAAGAATATTAATTTTTTCATCCAGTACCATCCTATTATAAGTTATCACTCAGATTTTATAACTGTCCAAGCTCCCCATATGATTGCTGCCCAAGCAGCCCATCCCATTAGTGATTGAAATAATAAAGAAACAACTCCTACAGCTATAAGCATTGCACCATCCCAAGAAGTTCTTTCACTAATTCTATTTTTAATCCAATTAATCATAATATACCATCCTTTATTTCATTTTCTATATGATCTTGTTTTCTTAGCTATTTTTTTAGGCTGTTTTACAAATTGTTTTCCTGACTTTGAGCCTTTACGCTTTGCGGCATTAGTAGCACGCTTCTCACTAGGAGAAAGTGATTGCCAAGCAGCTTTTGGTAAATATCTACCACGTTTCTTACGAGGTTTTTTCTCTTCGCCTTTTGAAGAGTAACCCCATTCTTGACGAGTCCAATTTACTAAAGATTGTTGAGAAGGCTTCTTTGCCATTATCTATAACCTCCGCCAGCTTTTTTATAAGCAACAGCCAGCATTTGGGCTTTTCTAGCGCTCCATTGTCCAGGTGCGCCGCCTTTAGATCCTCGCTTAATTCTTTGGAAGATTTGTTTTCTCATAGTAGGTTTTGTATAATTACCTGCTTGATTAACTTTAGATTTAGTTTTCTTTGGCATATCAATTCCTATTTTGTTATATTAAATCTTAGATTATCATGGTCTGGATAGTTTACTACAACCTTACCTTCAGGACAATCATAATGTATATAAGCAATTAGTGTTGCTAAACCTTCTGCTACTTTGTTTTGATGATGTTCATCAATGGTAATTTTATATGCAAAAGTATCTACTTTATCTGTTGCGGGTCCCATAAATTTAGTAATACTTGGTTTTGCAGGATGAACAATATGTTCACTATCTCTTACATCAAGAACAAAGTCTTCTACAGTACAGTCATCTCTATGTTTTTCTCTTGCAACCTCAACTTTGAATTCACCATTTACAGGGCCGTCAGTTATTTGAAAATGTTCAGGAGCCCAAGTAAGAATAGGATCTTCTATGCCTAGCTTATCATATAAAGTGTAACCGCCTCCGATTAGAGCAAATGTTGCTGTCACAACTCCAATACCTTTGGTAATGCTATCAATCATTACTTTATAAATGCTCCTATTCTACCATGCAAATCTGGATGATCAACATATCTCCAACCTTCTGGTGGTTCTGTATTTTCATCCTGCCATACAGGAACAAAATCTTCGTTGTCCCACTGAAAGTCTAAATTACGTCTAAGTTGACACTCAATTAACTTATTACCTATAAACTCACAGTTTACATATTCATACGGTATATCATTAAGTAGATCTGGAAACCTCAATATTCTCTCTAAAGCTGGGAGATCATCTACTTTACTCCATGCATCCCAGTACATTAACTCTTCAGGATCTTTAAACCCTTCAACACATAGAGTAATATTCTTCTTATAGTAGTCTACAGATAAATGTCTTCCTTCAAACCACTCACACCAGAAATATCCTATTGGTAAATCGTCAGTGTCTTTTTCTATCCAAATACGTTCTGCTCCATAACCTAAACCTATTAAATTCATTATAGGTCTAACAATATACCATCCTGGTTGTGGAACATCAATTCCTACGGGGCCACACGTATACCCTAGTTTTTTAGAAAGTATGAGTTTGTCATATATCCATATATGCTCTGGAGATAACGTTGCCCATACTTCGTCTTCTGTATTCACTTCTTTTTCTTTTTAGCTAAAATTGCTTTCTGTAGTGCAGGAGGTAGTTTCTTCTGTGCCGCAGACAAACCTCCACCGTTTACTTTTTTCTTAGCATCAGCTTTTTTAGAACTGTTTTTAGCCATAAAAGCTGGTTTACCATTCTTCATCGGCATTTTTTTATGTTTAGCCATAATAACCTCCAAAATTAAGTCACAAGTGTGACGGTAATAAAATAGCGGAGACTCCGTCTCCGCGTTGTGCCACTCCGTGGCAGGTAGTTGCAACATAGCGGAAAGCCATGTTCATTCTATGTTCAATTAAGTAAAAATGATATTTTATATTGATTGCATCTAAGTTCAAACTAATAGTAACACAAATTTCGATAGTTGACAAACAGAAAAATTTTATTTTTTACGCTTTCGCTTACTCTTTCCGGCTGCTGATAAGGCAATCGCAATCGCCTGCTTTTGGCGAGCCTTTTTGTACGTTGTGCCTGATTTGGCAGCCATAGTGCGAATTGCTTTGTCACGACTTTTGGATGGTTTTTTGCGCATCAACTCTTTAATATTTTTACCTAAAGCGTTCTTACCTGTTTGTAGGGGCATCTTCATCAAGCTCCACAACTAGTTCAATTAGATCTTCTTCACTCATCTCTTTTGACAAGTCATCATCACTAATAGTTAGGGTAAAAGGCTCACCATCCTCTTCTTCTTCTGATGTTTCGACTTCAATGTCGTCAGAATAGAGTAGATAGTCTCTTGCTGAGTTTAAGTAGGCGCTACACACAGCAAGCTTGTTTGTCCACCAGGTTGGTAGTTCAGCTTCTGCGTCTTGTGGTAGCGCTTTTAAAATGTCTTGAGCATCTTCGCAGATAGCTTGAACCATTCTACGAGACGATGCTACATCTGTGTGTCCATCTTTTTTCATTTTTTCCTCTTAAATCCAATTGGTTTAGAATACTTTACTGACCATCCTTTGTCTCGTGCGCGAGAGATAAATGACTCTAGTTGTGCCTCAGTCAAGACGCCAGAAACGGCTCTGCGTCTTGTCTTTTCATCTCGTGCAATTCGAGGAGATGGCGGTCTTGTAAAAGTGAATTTTCCTTTTTTCTTTTTCATAGTTTATTATATGATTCTATAGAGCGTTTTGCAAATGTAATTTTTAAACTTTTAGCACACACTCAACTAGCTTTTCTCCTTCTATAGAGTTAGATTCTAATGCAATTCCTACAAGAGATCCTGATCCGCTTGCTTTTCCAACTCCAGTATATGTAGTGTAAATTTTATCTCCCTTTTTTACTTCGCCTACTACACGAATCGGTAGACGACCTTTTAAGCCGAGATATTGACCTTCTGAATCAGAGTTCATCTTAAATGCTGGATACTCTGATACAACACCGATAGGAACTCCTGTTTCAGTACAAGCCTCTGTCTCAAAGAGTGAGAGCGTAGATACCATCATAATAGTTCCAACTGGATACTCTTCATCTGTGGAGTATTTTTCTGCCAAGTCAGCATATTTTGCAGTGGTAGCTGTACCAAAAAACTCACCACTCGCATACATATTTCTAAACTGACTACCAGAGGCTCCGACATCAATTGTTGCTGTAGTTGGTAGTAGGTTAACAGCAAAGTCAACAGAGTTTGTATCAATGCTCATGCGTTTTGTACCGCCAGCAGTAAATCCAATATCGTCTGATCCTTCACGGAATATGCCTGTATTAGTATCTGACTCAAAAGTAATTGATGGATCAGCAGCAGTTCCGTTAGCAAACTGAACACCGTCTAGTTGTAAAAATCCATCAGTCGCATTTAAAGCAATGTGCGCTGATGAAGAACCAATTAACACCGCATTAGAAAAGTAACCGTCACGATAACGATATGACCAGTCTCCTAAATCAACAGTATTATCTGTA